ACGAGTAGAAAGGAGACTCAGACCGTGAAGACTTACCAAGGCCGTCGCATCCCCGGAAAGTGCATCGTGACCATCGCACCTGGCGGAAGAACGATCAGCGCGCGTCTCGATCTCGTGGCGCACAGCTCTCATGGCCTCGACTGGGGCGAGAAGGGCAAACCAGAAGGCCGGATGCAGCTCGCGCTCGCGATCCTCGCAGACCACTTCGACAAGGACGCGCTCGCGGTTGACCTACACAACGCGTTTGCGCGGGATGTGGTCTCCGCATTCGAACGCGATGGCTTCTCGTTGACGACGCTCCAGGTCGACGCTTGGCTAGGCAAACGCCGCGGGGAAGACCCCAAGGTGCGCTGTCCGGACTGCGGTGCGTCTGAGGCACTGAACATCGCGAGCTACACGGTGCTCGATGCGAACACGCCGCTGCGTCTCCTGTTCGACGGAAATGGGATTGCGATAGGGTTCGATATCACAAGCCCTACCGATCCCAGCTACGGTGACGTGGTGTGCCAATGCACACGTTGCCAGCATACGATGCCCCTCACGCGTGTGATGGAGGCACACCAATAAAGGAGTGTTTCATGAAACGTCGCTACAAGCTCTGCCTCAGCTTCGATATCTGTGTCACCGCCCAAACAACCGATCTCACACCTGACGAAGAAGCGCTTCTGCGCTTGCAGAGTGTCTTCGACCTCGATGATCACGGACGCGCCGACATGCATGGCGAAAGCGTCATGCATCACCTCGAGCAGGCCCTCGCGTGGGCGCTCACGACGCGGACCACGCACGAGTCTGCCAGGATCAAGGCGCGTCTCCAACCCATGCCCGCGCAAGGCAAGTGCATCGAACCCCTCGTCACGGTGGACTGCTTCCTCACCACGGGCGAAGGGGAGAAGTGATGGCCACCCGCACCAAGAAGCCTAAGCCAACACCGGGTAGCTGGGGCATGAAGGGTAGAATTCGTACGGGTAAAGGTACCCGCATGGACTACGAAGCCCCTGACCTTTGCGAAGACGTAGGCAGTGCCGCTCTCAGGGCCATCACCCAAGCTATGATGAGCCGTCCCACACAGAACTTCGCAACGGTCGCCATTCTCGAGGAGAACTGGCTGAAGAAGTACAGTGCGATAGACCTCGATCTTCTTCGCCAAGGTGACGAACCGCCCGAGTTCGATTTGACGGTGTTCCACCACGGCAAAGTCTATTTGTGGCGTGTGCAGATTCGCGCGGAGAAAGAGGAAGAGAATCCGCAAGCACTGTCCACAAACATCGAGATCAAGCGGTCATGACCGAAGAAGAACTTCGACAAGATGACTGGGCGCTGCACCAGTTGATCTACAGCATCATCGTCGCGGGCAAGTCTGCGGAGTTCGCGCGAGCGTCGATTCAGCGCTTGTTTCAGCACATCGGAACGTACAACCTGCGGGCGTCAATCGCACACTGGATAACCGAAGGTGTGCTCCGCATGAACCTCGAGCACGGACGCACGGGGAACTACACCAAGCTCGAGCGCGCGATACGGCACATCATCGACACAGAACTGGACCCCGTGCACTGCACCCTCAGTGACCTCGAAGCGGTCCCTGGCATTGGGCCAAAGACCGCACGGTTCTTCCTGCTGTGGACGCGTCCCACGGAATCTCGCTACGCCGCACTGGACGTGCACGTCCTCCGTTGGCTCCGTTCGCTGGGCTATGCTGCGCCTCGCCAAACGCCTGCGAACCGAAAGAAGTACGCAGAACTCGAGACCATTGTTCTCAAAGAAGCAGAGAAGCGTGGTTTGACCCCCGCACAGCTCGATGCGGAAATCTGGGAGGCTGGACGTCGTGCCTACGAAGAAAAAAGAACGGGCACCTGAAGTACTCACCTGTCTCAAGCACATGGAAGAATACGATCCGGAGGGGGCCCGACTCGCAACGGAGCGCGTGTGGAGTGAATTCGCTGAGGCCGCGGGCGTCACCGTCGCGCGTCTGAAGCTCGCCTACCGCCGCGTCGCCTGGGATGGCTACTATGGCCCCGTGGACGACGAAGCGTGGGAAGCGTGTGACGGCGAAGGCATGCCGATGGTGGACGCGAAGAAGATCCTACACGCCGCACTAGACCATCAGCCCGACGTACGCTACACGCATCCCGATGTGGGATGTCTCTGCGAGGGTATCACGCACTGTTCGCACCCAGACCACCGTGAGTTCAACGATAACGGTCCACTCTTCCACGAGGAAGAGATCACCATGGACCCGGAGATCATCAAGCGAGATTGCTTCAGAGCGATTCGCGAGATCTACGGAGGATGGATTTAACCATGCCGATGACGAGAGCAGAAGCAGTTTGCGCCCTGAACAACATCCTGACGCTCGTCGAAGAACTCGATGAGCTTCTCACTGAGAAAGGTCGCAGCGACTACGCAACCAGTGTCACCGATCGCATGACCTCAATGCGCACGTTCGTGCTCAACGAATGGCGCGGGAACACGATCACGGAGAAAATGGACGCAGCCATACGCAACACCTGGGAAGGCCTCCGCAAGTGGGACCACGACCACATGCACACCGATGAGCTGTTCGGTGGGCTCGCGGACGTGATGATGGAGCTGCAAGCGAGTGCTCCTGCTGCGGAGAGTGCGCAGGAGCCCACGGGCGCTGAACGCCCCGTGATGAAGAAGCAGAAGGGTCGCGAGGCGACGGACGAGACCATGCCGGGCGGCGCGATGCAGCTCCCCGAACAAACGACCGCACCTGCTGCCCCGAAGGGCACGACAGCACCGAGCGCTTCTGCGCCCCGTCAGAGCAAGGGCGACGCCAAGCTTCCCTCGACGGATGACGTACAGCTCCTTGATCGTGAACTCGTGGTGCGTGCTCGCGAGAAGGTGCTAGGGCTTGTACGCGGCCAAGTCGAAGAGAAGAAGCTCTCCCTCGTAGACACCAAGATCATCGCCCACGCAGACTTGGCGTGGCTGCTCAACCAAACGACGAGCGATCGGACCCGGCAGCTCATCACAGCGGCATTTTACGCGGGAAAGACCGCGGGAGTGCACGCTCTGTCGCAGAACCTACTCGAATAAGTATTCGATCATGACGTGCAAGCAGTGTCCCTTTCACCTCGTGTGCGCGATGGGTCGTCTCGGGCTTCCCTATCCTGTTCGTCTCTGCCCCAAGTGCAAAGACATGTGCTTCGTGGTGGAAGTGCCCACAGGCAACTCGCATCCACCCGACGCACATGTCTTTCACTTTCAGTGCGAGAAGCGGCAGATACCTTCGCCCTGTCAGCGCGACTACGATCACATCCTATCGCAAGGTCCCTCGAAGTTCCTGTCCGTGACCAATGTGCCCATGGAGACAGGGCCGCATCGATTCTCGATGAACATCGAAGATCCCGTGGGTACACAGCGGCTGCTACAAGTCCGGCTCTGCATCGCGTGTCTAGGCCAGATGCCCGAAGGTCACGTATACTCGAAGGTGTACATGCATCAGCTCGACAACGAGCCTGATACGTGGGGACGCGGATGGTTCGATGCTGTGCCGTGATTGTCGCTTCAGTCTCGTCTGTGTCGCAGGCCGGTTGGGTTACGGTCAACGCGAGCCTGGTAGCGTTACGCTTTGTCCCACGTGCCGGCGTCTCATCGTGACGCTCGCATCAGACATCGAAGAAGAGGAGAACACCATCTTCGCGTTTCAGTGTGAGAAGCGCACGGTCACGCCCGAAATCAAGCTTCGATGGGCAAAACAAAAAGAGGCAGCTGCGAAGGCCGAACATCAGCGAGTGATGAGCTTCCTCATTCCCGACCCAGGACCAGGACTGCGTGTATCACAAAACCGCCTGCTCATCAGTGAGTGTGTCCTTTGTTCTCACTTCATGTCACGGTTGCCGGGAGTCCAGTTTCGTGATCTCGACGAAGAAGCCCAGCTCCGGGACGAGTCCGCGGAGCATGCATTCAAGCTCCGATGAGTACCTCGCGAAAGTAAAGCATTCGCTCTGTCGGCACTGTCCCCTCTCGCTCGTGTGCATGATGAGCGAACCCTTTCGAACGACCGAGATGTACTGGTGCAAAAAGTGTCAGGGCTGGTGGTTCCCGGAGAATGATCTGCTCATTCGGTGCACAGAGCTGCGCGTAGGCCCTGCGCGCATGGTTCCTGTTGGTCCAAGAGCGCAACATCGCCAAATCCACATTCGCAAGATGCAACCAAGTGTTGATGACTGCCCAAACTGCAACTCGAAAGGCGAAGACCCGCTCACGGTCTTCGAAGGGTACAACGAAGCGCACGAAGCGTGATTCTTCGAAGAGGAAACCCGATTGTCGCACCTGTGGCCTCTGCTGCATCTGCACGCAGAACCAAGATCGGTTCTGCGATGTAACTGCGGACGATGAAAAACGTCTCGGTGCACAACTTAGCCGTAAGTATGTCATCCACACGTCCATCTTCGAGCAGGCCTGCTGCATGCTCGATGGCCGCAGATTCCCTGATGGGGCGCTCGCGACGAAGGGGGTCACAATGAAAAGAGGTCCCGCAAAGGACTTCGCCTTCTGCGCGTGCGTGTTCCTCGACGGCACACTACTTGAAAAAGTGAAGTGCCGGGTCTACGATCGCCGTCCCGCTGTGTGCCGTACGGCTATGATACCTGGTGAGAAAGCGTGTCTCAATCTACGGAAACTCTATGAGCGAGGTCTCCTGGACGCTGAGAAAAACGTTGGCTGATCTGCGGGCAACTCTCTACGAACGCCGAGGTGAACATCTTCTTTGCCACGGCTGTGCACTACAACTGGTCTGCTTCATGAAGCGCGTTCCTACGCATCGCGAACGACCTTGGTGTGACACGTGCGCAGGCGTAGTCTACGAAGAAGAGAAACTCATCGTGCGCTGTCGCATCTTTTTTCCAAGTACGTTGACCAAGCGGCACTTGGTGCGATGTCCAAACTGCTACAAAGCAAGTTCGGACTTCAAAACCTATCGCATCGTGCAGAACAACTTTCACAAACTGGACCACACCGTCGGATGACACTCTACGCGGCTCACAAAATCACGTTGCGATTGCTTGAAGAGCACGACCTGTGCGTGTTGCAGCGCCCCACGTACGAAGAGGTGTGGAAGAGAACGCGACCCTGGGCACGCGCGTATGGCGTCGTCATTGAGTGCAGGACGCCGCTCGAGTACTGGGATGCGCTGCCCGACGATGTCGCCCAGGCAAAGATCAACGCGCTGCGTGCGAGGTGGCTGTGTAAACGGACGAACGCATTCGACAAACCGCTGTGGCTCGAGTGGGATAAGACGCGGAAGCTCTTCTGCGCCCCGGAGCATATCGAAGCGTGCAAGAACGAGAGCTGGCCGCACATCGGTATCGACTTCGTCCGAGAACATCTTCAAGTCCAGGCCACAGACTGGATGACCTTTGAAAAGCCCCCCGTCGGGATCATGCCGACGTGGGGCAAGCCTCGCTTCATGCCCACCACGTACGAACTGCAAGCTGAGATGCCACGAGAAGAACCTCCCGCGCTACCTACGCGGGTCATCATCTACACGAACGAGCGCGGTTGTGGGCACTGCCCCGCGTCCCTCGCGTGCATCCGTGGACACGCGCTTGCGTACCCATCCTCGTTCTATTTCACGATGTGCCCGCGCTGCCATTGTCTGCATTTCACCGCGAACGAACACCGCGGTGGCCCTATCTACCTCTGTGCAATTCTGCGCTCGCGTGGCAACGATGCGGAGTACGCCGTGCGTCGCGCCGTCTTTGGTCCCGAGACACGCGGGTTACTCACGTCGGATCGATCATGCATCACGCGTTGGCAGACCGTCGCAGACTTCGAGGCGCGCGGGCCCAACAAGGTCATGCCGATGCACTGGTCGATGCGTCGCGGCAACAGAGAGCAAGCTGGTTATCTCATTGCATCCTACGACTGCGTGGACCTTCTCCAAGAGCTGTCCGCAACCGAAGACATTCCTCTTGTGGTGTACTGATGAAGATGAAAGCGCTCGTTGAAAACATCGACGAGATACGCGAGAAACGTGGCTTTCTCCCTGAGTGCATGCAGTGCCCTTTGCAGCTCACGTGTGCTACGCGACGGACACCCAACGTGCTGTGGTGTCCCACGTGCAAGATGTACTGGAGCACCGTTCTGGGCAGCCGGATTGACTGTGATGCACTAGAACCTCGTGTGGCGCTCGACATGGGCGCGTGTCCGTGCACATGGAAAGGAACGCCATGCCGAACGGACATCGTTCGCGGAGTACAGCTTTTTGATCGCGCTAAAGACTGAGGCTGCGTGTGGCCACTGTCCGCTCTCGTTTCATTGTCTGCGAGGGAAATCCATCATTGTCGAGTGCGCCACATCGAACGGCGTCCGGCGCAACTTCTTTGGCATAGCTGTGTGTCGACGCTGCTACTGCGTGTTCTTCCGCTGGCAAAGCGAACGATTTGTGTGCGGATTACTGCGTAAAGGACAGCACGCCCTCGCCGCTGCGGTAGGCGCACGCGGTCCTGCGGCGGTGAAGTATGCGTTGGGCGGAGAACGCATCAACTTGATGACGGGAAGCTGCGCAAAGCAGTTTCCGCGACCCCACCTCTACACTCCAGGTGCTGCTGCACAATTCGCGGTTTCGATCGGAGGTGGGGATGCACACGACTGTTTCGACGTTTTCGAGAACTCCATTGATGCCGCCTACTAACTTATGCGAGCATAGCGCACCAACAGAAAGGCATGAACATGGACAAGAAGGAAGAGAAGAAGGAAGAGCGCCCACTGGACACGACCACCAACGAGCAAGCCCGCGAACGCGGTGTCGAGATCGTGGGTCACCAGCTGTGGCGCACCGTCGTCAAGGCCTGGGACAAGAAAGCCGGCTGGATGAAGAGCACCAAGGCGCTCGAGATCCCTGGGCTCGGTGTGCTCGTACAGGTCACCACGAAAGAAGGTTCCTCTCTCGCCGAAGCGACGTGCTTCGTCATCGGTGCCACGCTTCAGGACATGGGCGACGGTACCTACTCCATCACGAGGCCCTAGCGCCGAATGGGCGTGTTCGCCTACGACCCAGACTGTCTGCGGGGTAGAGCTGTCCCTGGGACCTGGCGACACTGGGTGTACATGCAGGACCAGAAGACCGTCGCCATCATCTGTCCTGCGTGTCAACGCGCGTTGTGCTTGCCCACGCACACGGTATCCAACACTGGCGCAGTGTCGCCTTCCGTCGTCTGTACTCATCCCGGTTGCACCTTTCATGCGTTCATCACGCTGAAGGACTACTCTCCTCATGGCTGAACCCAAAGCTGACTGGCCTCAGGGTTCGTGGGTTGAGATCAACCTGCGCTCCAACGAAGAGACCTGGGGCCACGATCCCAATCGGTACATCGCACGCTGCATGACTGGCGGCACGTGGCCCATGCTCGAGGTGGTGTGCGACGATGACCTCACCGCACGGCATCCCAAATTCCAAGAACCTCTCTTCGAAGGCGACTACGTGATTTGGCGCATCGTGCGCAACGCGGATGGTTCAGTGCCTCCACCACCCACGTACAAGTACGTCGCCCACACGCCACGCGAACCTGAACAGATCGTTGTTCGCCCCGAAGACCTGCGCAGGCGTCGTCGGAAGCGCAAGTCTTCACGTAAAAAATAAGCACATTTCTTGGTACAAGTAATTGGTCCAGAAGATACGCAAGTATCATCTGGCCTCGTATAACGCGGGCTGCGCCGAAGCCCACGCTATGCGGTGATAGCACCGGACCTCCGGGTCGTAGCCGGAGCGGCACATGATTCTGGGCACGCGCCCTCAGTGCCCCTGGGATGTACAGCGCCCCCGACGTTATTCGGGGAGGGTAGTGCTCTGCACTAGGCAGGGGCTTCGCACGGGATACCACCTCCACCCGATGCGGAGTTTCACCAGGCTGATAGAAAAGCAGGACCACGTCGCCTGGCGTGGGGAGGTAGGGTGCGGCCCACGGCAGACCTCTAGCCGGGCCGTGACGTCGCACCCGGGGCTTCTCCGAGCCCGCCCAACCGGCCTTCGCTAGAGGGTGCCAAGGATCGCAGTCGCTCCCAAAGGGAGATGACCGATGTTGCGAGAACCTGGCGCAATGAGCACGAGGGCAAAGAGGAGATAGGACGTCGCGCCCGAAAGCGTCGACCGCATTGGGACACCACGTACGGGTCCTCGCCATCCCTGGTAAGGCGTGAACCGGGAAACAACAGAGGAACTGAGAATCGTTCTCTGTTGTTTTGCTTCGACGTCAGAAACGGATACCCAAAACCGTCTCAATGAAAGGAGACACCATGGAGATGCTCTTCGCTCTCCCCGCCGCGGTGCTGGTTGTCATCACCGCACTGAAGTCCATTGGCGCCCGGACGTACGTCATGGGCGGCGCACTCGCAGACTACGCCGCGCTGCGCACGCCCGTGGACTTCGACCTCGAGACCCACAACGTCACCACCGAGATGGTGATGAGGGTGCTCGAGCCCTACAAGCCCCATTGTGTGGGCTCTACCCATCCTGCTATCCGCTTTATGGTTGATGGCGTTGCCATCGATGTGAGCGTTGCGCAACGCGATGCAATGATCGAATCGCAGCATCGCGACTTGACGATCAACTCTCCCTTCTACGATCCCCTCACGCGCGAGTTGTTCGATCCCTTCAACGGGATGCGCGATAGCTGTCAGGGGATGCTCGCGGCCACGAGAGCCTACTATGCTGACTTCCCGGTGAACGTACTCCGCACCGCGCAGTTCCTGGCGCGGGGCAAGGGCACCGTGGTCAACATGGAGACCACACTCCTCGCCACGAACATGTCTGCTCGCGCAGACACGATTCCTGCGGAGCAGGTGTTTGCACAGCTTTGCAAGCTCCTGCGCGGCGCAACGCCTTTCCGCGCGCTTGAGTTTCTGCGGCTCACCGGCTGGCACGAGAAGGTGCTGCCTGAGGTCGCGGACCTCACGCGCATCAACGAGAACCAGGAGTGGCACCCGGAGGGGCCGACAGCGTGGGACCACACCATACGGGTGGTCGAGGCCATGTGCTACATGGTCAACGGCTGGCCCATCGCGTATCCGCAGAACGAAGCTGCGGAGATCCCCGAGGAGTGGCGCGAGCCCCTTTGCTGGGCAGCGTTGCTCCACGATGTCGGCAAGGCTCATGTCGAGAGCGACGCGGAGTGCACGTTCAAGGGCCACGACAGGGCAGGTGAAGAACCGGCGCGAGCGCTCCTCGAGCGGCTGAAGGCGCCGAAGGACTTCACGGAGAAGGTCATCGCCCTTGTGGTGAATCACATGCAGCCCTACCTGCTCACGTCAGGCGGTGCAAAAGAGACCGCGTGGCGACGGCTGCACAACAAAGTGCCGCTCCACGTGCTGCGCTGGATATCTCGCGCGGACTGGAGTGCGCATCCGAATCACAAGTGCGGAGATTGGGGAAAGCACCTCCCCTCGTGTGTGATCTCCGACATCATCTCGCGCTTGCCCGCCGCGAAGATTCCCGCGGTGGTGCAGGGACGCGACCTCGTTGCGGCCGGTGTCAAGCCCGGTCCGCACATGAAGACAGCACTCGACGCTGCGTACAATGCGCAGCTCGAGAACCCCGATACCGAGAAGAACACGCTCATCGCTATCGCGCTAGCGGCGTTGAACTAGCAGCGTTGAGCTAACCATTCACCAGGAGGTGAATCATGGGTCCGCACATGCACGTCGTTCTCACCGGCCTCATCTGCTCCTTCGAGAGCCACACCGAGAAGATCGGTGGGGCGCTGTTGAACTGGCTCCTGAACACCATGAAGGAGGCGCGCGGGGACGAGTTCCGCGCGTTCGACTTCGTCATCCCCGAGGGGATGCCGCCCCTCACGCGCAACCTCGTGGGGCCGAGCTGTGGCGATGCCCCGGTGCTCGACGGAGAGGTCTACCACGCGGTTCGGCCCGGCGCGGCCGATCGTGTGTGGAAATCGCGTCTCGTGGATGCCAACCCGCCCAACACACGTTTCGCTCGCGCCATCTGCGTGCCGTGCGTGTACATCGTCGAGGACGGTGTCGTGACGACGCGCGAGGCCTCGAAAGACTACGAGGGCGACACGTGCACGATGTTGGTGTTGGCGACCGTGTACGGCATCGCCAAGCTCGGCGAGGAGCAAGCGCCCCCGGATGTCGACGACAAGGACCTCCAGCCGGGTGGACGCCTCGAGCACCTGCGCCTGGAGGCGGTCCAGTTCTGGGCGGTGCACGCGCTCGCGGTGCCTCGTACGTAAAAAGAAGGAAACGCCGGGCAACTCAGAACATCGAGTTGCCCGGCGTTGTGTTTTCTCTTTAGTTCAAAAGCTACACGTATCGATCCAGGAAGTACCGCGCGTAGAACTCCACGGTGTACGCGGGAGGAAACTCCATTTCTGTGAGCGCACGCGCATCGAACTTGAAAATCTCTGCAATGACCGGGTGCATCGAGTGAAGCTTATGGTTGATGTGACCCGCGACCATGTCACACCCAATCAGAATCGTTGCACGACGAGCTGCAACATCTGTGCACGCTGTGCGCCCCGGAGCATGCTCTTCGAAGCGTTTGGGTGTAAGCAGTTTATGCAGTAAACGACGCAAGCGCATGCGCCGGCTCAGGATGTCATTCATGGACCGTCGAGGGAGCGCATCGAGGAGCACCTTCTTCTCTTTCGCGGACATCTTCGGGTACAGCCGATAGCCTCGAAGGAGCACGTAGTCTTCCGCGGGGATCCAGCGGTCGGATCCTGAGGTTTCATTTTCGGGACGGTCATCTGTTGCGCGTGTCGTCCGCGTGCTCACTCGCGCCACCGCCGCCGACGGGCCCTTCTCGAGCATCTCTTTACAGAACTGTGTCCACGCATAGAGGTAGGGCGCCGACACCGCGAAGGTGTAGACGTTGTCCATGATGCTGCTGGACACATCATCAGGACGGAAACCAAAGCTCGCGAGTGCAGCACGCTCGAACCACAGAACGGACTGCGGCGTGTAGAAGTACTTCTGCACAGGGTCGGGCCCGGTGGGGAGGATCACGTTGAGGATGCGTCGAACGGTGTTCAGCGGCACCCAGCGCTTGGCCAGCTCAGCACGCTCTGCATGCGCCCAATTTTTTGGCTCGATGGTGCGCTCCAGCTCGGGGTGCTGCTTCAGATATTCCTCACCCGCCTTCAAGTTCACCTTTCGCTGTTTCCGACGAGAAAGTTCGTCGATGGAGGAGTATCCCTTGAAGATGTGAGGAAGCACCGCGTTGAGTTTGTCACGCCGCATCTGCTTGTAGAAGTCCGAGCGCAAGCGGTCCTGCACGTTACCTACCGAACCATCTTCCTGGAAATGTTCGATGCAGTTCAGCTCATCGAGCCCGCGCGTCCAGACTTCGATGTCTCCGATGCAGTCCGGGTTCGCTTTGCGCATGAGCGTGGGGTTCGTGAAGCAGAGCTGCTTGTCACGCTTTACGGCGTAAATGGGTTCATGGTGGTCCAGCGGGAACCACGGCGTGAAGTCAGGCACACCCCGCGAGCGCAGCGCCGGCAGGTACTTCGCCGGGGTGAACATGAACTCGTAGACGGTGGGCAACAGCTTGGGCGCAACCCCCATCTGTCGACGGATACGTGCGCGTTGCGCCTTCGCAGAGATCTGGCGCTTCTCTCGGTAGTAGCGATACCCGTTGAATGCCTCGGGTCGGTCATACAAACTCAAAGGATCAAAAAACGTACACGCGTCGCTCTTTTCGGGATCATCGAAGTCTCCAATGGCGACTTCACGGCACTCCCGCACGTAGGGATTCACCTGAGAGAAGCGATAGCCCGGCGTGGACACTGCGCCGTAAACGATGCGCGTGTCGACGGGATACGCCATCGCGTTGCGCACCGGCCAGTGCTTGAGGTTGTAGAGCGCGTGCGCGACCTGGTCGGGGAGAAGCGCTACGTCACCTGTTGCGTGAGCAATCGCACCAGTGCGATTGCTCCAGTAGCGCTTCCAGTTCACGAACACGTATCCCTGCCGAGAGAACGCGAGCCCTTGCGCTTCGATCGACGGTGATTCGTTCGTCAAGGACGAAGGAATCCGAGTGCAAAGCGTGAACCACGCCTCGTAGAGAAGCCGCAGCGGCTCGGGCAGCTCCTTGAACCACTCCGACACCTCGGGCCACGGAGGCGGAGGATAGAAGACGCGAGCGAGACACACGGGCTTCGGCTCGATGAATCTGAACACGGTGTAGTTCGAGAGATCAATGAGCTGAGAAGCTCTCGCATCCTGCGAGGGGTCTTGCTGCTCCTCGGGGAGCCGATACGCGTACGTGAGCACGTCGTTCTTCACGTATGGATCACGTCCATCGAGAAGCAACGGACCCAGGATTTCTTGCTCAAGATATTCACGCACCCGCTCGAGCTTCCATTGTTGCCGGGCGATGCCGACGGGAGGCAGATCACTGAGCTTGAATCCGGCGCGGGTCGCGCGCTTCACGATGGTGTTCGCTCCCCCGAAGGCCCAGGCGCAGAGGAAGTCCACACGAGAAGCATGTAGGAGAATGTGCGGCCAATAGATGGCGTAGATGCGTTTGGAGACGATTCTCCCACCGCTCCGTGCCTTGGGGCTGGCCCGCTGGATGAACTTCATAAGCTTGACTAACTTCTCGATACGCTTCAAGAACGCATCGGGAAGTGCGTCGAGGTCGAACTGATAGTGGTGCTTTCTGCGCATGAGAATGCTCCATGAAATGAGAAGTGTAACGCATCGTTACGCACAAACTATGAAGGATACATCAAAGGAGAATCGCATGGTGCGGGCGTCTGAGTCAAGAATAAAGAAAGACGTGTGTGGTTACAGCGTGTAACGAGATGCGCACAGAACTGTGTCCGAGATGCGCTATGGTCACGCGGTTGTGTGCAATTTCCGGTGGATACACCTGTGCGCTTGCGTCTTAGGGTAGGGCCGACTTCCTACTAGACCATAGGTAAGGGACTTTTCCGGGAATGGGTATACGTTGCGAGTACTTCGACGTACATGACCTTACGTGGTGCGCGACGCGCCGCGCGAATCGGGGGCGCGAGCCGGCCGCGCGTGCGCGAGGGATACGTATAGAGGATTCAAGGAGATAAGTAGGATACTATGTAACTAGCTTGTAAACTATGTATATGTATAGTTTTTTCCGCAGACTGGTATACGCGTGGTCTCTCCGGGAGCATAGGTTACATTTCCGTACAAGTGCTCTATACGTATACCAATTTTCAAGAAACTCTTCTAAGGGTGGTCTAGTAGGTAATCGGCGCTAGGGTAAAACAGCACAGTTAATGTGCAATTAACAGTAATCATTAAGTTTCAGTAGACAATAGCGCATCTCGAGCACAGTTCTGGGTAGTGTACTTTACTCACTGTAACTGTTACTGAAAGTGCTTTGTACCTTTAGACGCCCGCAATAGGTCAAACTACGATCCGAACAATACAATAGTGAGCATTGCTGCGCCCCGGAACTCTTAGGCATTGTACTCTGAATGAAGCTCTGTAGTCAGGTCTTCATTGAGAGCATTATGCGATAAGACTGCTCAGACAATTGAGCGGTTCTACGGTGTTGCGCCCCGGAGATTGGGTAGAGGTAGAGGCAGTGGGACGGTGTTGCGCCCCGGCGAATAGGGGGCCATCTAGCTCACTCTCCTCGCAGGTCTTTGGGAGGTGGGTGGAGGGAGGGACCGCGGCGACCGCTTGCGTCACGCGCAACTGTACAAATTAGTTCATCTTTTCGGTAAAAGTAAGTGCGCCCACCTTTCGCTTGAACTGGTGCGCCACAGAAGTCGGTCCGCACCCAGCCGTGAGGTCGAGGCCTGGGTCGAAACAGGGGCACGGCGCAACGCCAGCCAGGCGCCAGCAGCCTCGCGCGCACTTGTCCGCAGGTCGGGGGCTCCGGGGCGCAGAAGCGCTCCTGGGGCCGCTCAGTGCGTCTGATGCGTTTACCTACACGTAGTACAAGGAGACTACATGCTGCAACCCGGGGACCGAGCTAACTTCGACACACTGCGTCGGGCGTGCCACGCCAACGACCTAGCACTACTGGAGTGCGTAGACCGTGGTGGGGAGTACGTAGCAGTACTCGTAGCTGTAGGGTACGACCCGACGACACAAGAGTACTGCATGACGCCGCTCGCCCAGATGTTCAAGGGCGATCCATTCGAAGTCGTCACGCCTGTTGACGCCGCTGCCGCAAAGGAGCCACGCACCGATGCCCGAGGAGATTAGGTGCTGCTTCGAGTGCAGCTTGCAGGCGCGAAGTTTCGTCGATGCTCAGTGGCAGTGCAACCATCCTCAGGTTCGTCGAGAAGGACGCTTCATCAACATCACCGGGCTCGAAGGATGTCCGTACCGGCAGAGTGTGTCGCGACTTTGCCCGTTGCAGACTGAGCCGCTTCATCTGAAGCTCGCTGATGATGTGACGTTCATCGATTGAACTACCGCGTGGCGGGTCGGTGAAACATCGACGCCACGCCATTCTTTACTCGGTAAAGGTGAACCATGGGATGGAGCTTCATGTTGACCTGCCCCCTTTGTGGAGCAGAACCCGAGGTAGCAAAGCTCGAAGTCGTGAACGGCATCTTCATGGCAGGCGGTGTTCGCCTCGCAGAAGATGGGTTTGATCTTCGAGGCGCAAAGAGCATCAGCACCGAGGACGAAGAGGTGAAGTGCGCTGCGTGTGGTCGCACCTTCATGCTCGAACGCTGTGTCATCCCCAACGACCCGCCCACGATCGATCGAGACCTCTACATTCTGGCGCGGGTTCCCTGTCGCCTGTGTGGAGAGCATCATCCGCTGAACGTGGCGCGCGTCGGTACACAGGAGCTTACCGGCAAGAAAATGATCTTCTGCCCCGATTGCTTCGCCTTCGAGGCGCTCGAAGCAACTGAAGCAGAGAAAGCCGAAGCACATCGTCGTTTGACGGAACGAGAGTTGGAGAATCATCTTGCCGAAGCAAAAAAATAAGCCGCTGTACAAGACCACAGTCGTCATCTGGTCCGACGAAGACCCCACCGAGAAGTACGAACTCACCGATCTGGCCCGTGAAGCCACCGACGGTGCGATGTACTGTTCGAAGCTGCACAGCGAAGCGATCAAGAACCCGAAGAAGGACCCCGACTGGGACGGAACAGAGTTCTTCGACGAGGATGGAGACGACGATGGCGAATAGCTATTCGCAATTCAGTGAAATAATCGACGGCATCACACCGGAGATGGCCGCGTGGATCGAGACAGTGTTGCGTCTCGACGTGGAAGACGATGATGAACTCGAAAAGCTCCTCACCGAGCTGGGCGTCAGTGCTGACCAGTTCGAAACGCAGTGCTGGCCAGACTTCAGTTGGACCGTCGAAGGTGCCAATAAGTCTTCGCTGTGGCTCTATTGCGAAGAAAGCTACACCGAGGACCATCTCGTGTTGTTTCTTCAAGCGTTCTTCCGCAAGTTCATGCCGGACTACGTCTTCTCGATGACAGGTGCTGCGACATGCAGCAAACCACGTGTGGGTGAGTTCGGGGGATGGTGGCTCGTCGTCACCAAGGACAGTTTACAGGGCGGCGATACGTGGGATGCGACGCGCGTCGCATGCAAGGCTCTCGAGCCGATGAGCGATGAAGTGCGTTCACAGGTCAGTCGCATCGAAACAGAGATTGACTTCATTCTCACGGATACGAACGTGGAGCCCAAGGTGCTCGCGGAAGCGCTACGCAGACTAGCTGCGTCCGCAGAGGAGCGTGACGCATGAGCCGCTACTACCGCATGGAGATCGATGTCATTCCTCTCGCTGAAGACACACCCGAGTTCCAAGAGATGTGCGGTAGGATCGGGGATTGGATGGAAATCAACGGGCACACCGACGTGGGTCTCGGCATTTCCTTCTTCGGTGAAGGCCAGCTTGGCGGTGGCGAATCACCGGACGACGCTCATGAACGCTTCAAGAAGGCGCTCCCGAACAAGATGCTGCGTTCGCGGTGGCTGTGTCTCGATCGTGAGTGGGACCACGAGTTCGATGATGTAAAAGAAGATGAAGACGAGGAGTGCGATGTCCCAAGCACCTGAGATGATCCATCAGCATCCCCGTGGCTGGTGGTTCTTTGATGAACGTCCTCACGGGGGTGGATGGTGCGGTCCGTTTCCCTCGGCAGAAGAGGCTGAGAAGACCGCACGTATGCTCATCTCCGACAACCAGAAGACCATCCCGCTCATCGAGATGCAACTCTGGGAACAGAAAGAAGTGAAAAAATGAACACCGCGCTAGTTTTGACGCGAACGACCTATAACGCTCAGGATGAACATCCCGACACGGTTCTCTCGACGGAGACAGTCGCTTCGTTCGAGGAGCCCGATGCGCACAAGAAGCTCGCCGCTTACTTGGCGCATCACGTGAATCCGGTGGCGTTGTACGTTGCCTGGGATGGCAACATCTATCCGCAGTACAAAGTGCATCGTGTCGACCTCAAGTAAGCCGAAACTTCCCGCAGATCATCCGATTCGAAACCTTCCCGATGACCTGCGGATGTACCGGCTCATTCTCGAGAACATCGACAAGCTCAAGCCGCAGAAACCTCGGTACATTGTCGACTGGGACTTCATGAAGTGGGCTTACGAGACGGCACGTGCCGAGGGCATCCCCACCGAGTGCGTTTCGAAAGTCCTCAACCTGGTCAGTTTGTACCCGGGAGGTGAGTGATGGCCACGTACGCTCTGACTAAGCGCGACATGATGGACGCGTATCCGTCGCTGTTTGTCGACGAAGCCGATGTCCTTGACCATCTCTTCTTCACCATCGGCAATGGCTACGAGTGGGTCGAGGGACAGCTCGTGGATGTGTGCGAAGAGCGCGATGAGCTGTACATCGAGCGAACGCAGAAGAAGCGCATCGAGCGAGCCCACAAGAAGCTCGCGGAAGCGCTGAACGACTTCGGCGAGGAGTCCATTCTGATTCAGCACTACCGTGATGAGCTTGCTCTCGCCAAGAAGAGCCCTGCGGCACAGCGTGCAGCAGAGCGACGCCATCGTGTGCAGTCTGCAAAGAACCCGATCGGGCACAAGCGGTCCCAAGTTCACGTCTTCGACAAAGCTGGCCAGCTCAAGCGCTACGTCTATCCCCTTTGCGAGTATTCGCACGTCGTGTCGATTCCCGATGATGTGCAGTCCGATTGGTTCAAGGCCGCACAGAGGGCGCTGAAGCTCCTCGGAGGACCGCTCATACATCGTCCGGGGGAGACACAACGCAACAAGAAGTGGTTGAAGGTGGCGCAGAGGCGTATTGACGCCATCAAGGAGCAGATACGTGCAAAAGGAAGAACGCACTCTTGAGGTACCCGTCGTCTGGAAAAAACTCGTCATGCTTTCGTTTCCAGAAGACCTGCGTGGCATGACGAGCGAGAAGCATTGCAAAGGTAACGCGGATCCTGAACCACACTACGATGACATGCGGGCCTGCACAGTCATTTTCAGTGATGGCGTGCAATTCACGCTGTGTCTTTCGAGTGGACAGTCCAACTACTGGGGCTCGTATCAGTGGGAGAATGAAGACGCAATCTTCGAGGAGTCTGAACCGCTAGAGTCCTACGAAGACACCTACGAACGTGAATCCCGGGGTATGCAACGTGTCGTTCACATCACGTGGGTCTGATTGCAAACGCTGTCCCTACTCACTCACCTGCATGACTGGCCAGCCCGAGCTGATGGCGTCCGTGAAGCGGTACTTCTGCGACTACTGCCACGTGCAATGGGTACGGCAACCGGTCCCAGGGGGCTTCCATACGTTTCGGTGCGCAGATAATCACATCGGACTTCCTAACCCGGACTGGTTTGTCTGTCCGGATTGCACAGCGGAGGCGCTCTTGAAAAAAGGTATCAACGACAACGATCGTTCGCAGTGGATCGACAACGACGAAGGGCTCTATGACCTGTGGCGTGCGAGCGGGCTCTCGAAGACAGAGTTCATTCGGCAGAACCGTGCGATGCTCACCGAGGCCATCACCAACGTGCTCGATAACAAGAAGCCGGCGCACTATCTGAAGTACGGAGGATAGCGATGCCTGAAACTATCCACGTTCTCGTCATTGAACATCCCCACGGTGTCGATGTCTCAGCACACCGTAGTAACGAGACGGCGTACGCCACGCTCGCCAAGTACTGTCGTGAGTTTTGGTCGGAAGCGCAGGGTCGCACTGACCTGAGTGAAGAACCTCCTCCGGGTGATAAGGAGACCGTGGAAGCGTACTTCGGTGCACTCGAAGACACTGCGAAGAACGAGCACTGGGAGATTCGTGCTGTCGAGCTGGAGGATTGAAATGCCCCGTGGAAAGAAATCTACACCCACCAAATCACCTTCCGCGTCCTTTCTCGGTGACGATCCTGTCTTCGAGGAGGACGACGAAGTAGAAACACCTGTTCCCGTGGAAAAGCCGGCGCCTGTTGTGCGCGCTGTGCCGCCTCCGTTGCCGCCTTCGCCACCTGTGCCCACGTGGGACGTGCCTGTGCGTGTCCACGAGGTGGATCATCCTCTTCTCAACAAGCCGATGGTGCTCTTCAGCAATGCGCAGTATGCCGCGCTTCTCGACTACCTCGTGGAGTCGCGGGCAGGTCTTCCGCACGAGAAGCAACGTGCGTTCGATGAAGGGCACATGGGGCAGATCATGAAGAACCTGCGGGGATGAGTCATCATGCGGGTGAAGAAGGACATCACGAAGGTGAAATCTTTGCCTTTGAACGATGACCCTCGGCGGATGACGCTCGAGGACCTCGCGGACATGAACGAGTTGCTCAACCGCATCGAAAAAGAAACGCACCCCCAGACAACGAACGAGGTCGGCGACTGGGACGACTACCCGGACATTCGTTACGACCGGTGAGGAGTTGCATGCGCTACAAATTCGAAGTCATCATGGACTTTCCTGCTGAGGTGAGTTCGAACGATGCGCAAGAGTACGTGGAGTCTGCGCTCAAGAGCGAGATGGGCTCGCACGTCGCGTTCAGCGATGACCCGGAGACGGATGAAGAGGTCTTCGATCCCATCACAGCCATCGACCGAGACAGCATCAAGGTCACCATCGTGGAGATTCGGTGATGCCACTCATCAAGCAGCGTTGGAAGGCGCAACACAACTGTACAGTCATCGAGAAGTTCTACTACACCGATGATGGGCACTGGCACGCTTACGTAGATGTCGTGCAGAAGCAGCACCCGAAAGCAGATGTGCACGAAGGTCGCATCATGCTCTGTCGTGACCGTGAAGGGAAATTCTTTGTCGATTGGTCGACGAGAAACATGCTCGAGATCAAAAGTGAGCTTCTTGGCCAAGTGCGTGAGTCGCTCAAGGACTATCTCGACAGCGTACGCACCAAGACGATGGTCTCAGACATGGAGAGCTGGACGCCGATCATCGCCTGGACGTACGAACGTGCGACCAAAGGTCTTGTTCTCACGGACGACAACGATAAGGTCGTGCGCTTTGCGCGCTGGGATGACGCGAAGAAGCAGTATGTGCCTGTCGAGAGGCACTCCTACGAGATCTCAGTGTTGAAGCGTGAACCCTACGGCGATGAACGCTGGAAGCAGATTCAGGCTGACCAGAAAACCCAAGAAGCGTACGCACAGGCGCACACTGAGTTCGAGCGCGCTCTGGGACACTTCCATCTTCAAGACCATAACTTGACGTGGCTGAAGGTGCTGACTGCCATGCGCAACACGTACAAGCAGTGCGCCAAGACGCTTCTTGCCGCCGCAGGGAAGCGTAAAAATGACATACCTATGTGATTCGGATGAGCACTTCGAGCGCTGGCTCGAGTCCGAGAAGCAAGCGGGCCGTATCACACGATGGAAGAAGCTCTGGGAGGGCTACTACATCGTGGAGCACGTACTTCCCAACTACAACGAACAATTCGCGAGAGCAGCGGGGTATTTCGAATGGCCCTTCTCATAAAGGTCGATGGAACACGTCAAGAAGTCAAAGGCAGCAAGCCCAATGGTGGGCTGACCTGGGACGAGATTCGTGCGCTTCTTCAGTGCCAGATGCTTCAACCGGTCACATGCGACTCGAAGGTCACGGGCGGCTACACGCTCTTCTACTGTGACGAGGAAGGCAAGCTTCAGGGCAAGCCGGTGAATCACGCCGCGACCAAACTCTCGACGCATACGATGGTTGGTGACTACCTCGTCGGAGATGTGCTGTTCTGCAAGCGCGGGGACAAGTAGATGGACAAGAAGGTTGTGGTGTCCACAGACCAGGCGCTCAGCAAGGAGATCGTGCTTCAGCTCGCCATCGCTACGCTCTATCGTGCACGCATCGTGAAGAGTGCAGCAGATGCGTTCATCAAATCCGAAGACTTCTCCCGTGAGACGCTGGCCGAAGATGCGGAACTCGCATTCACTGAACTCGACGATGTGTGGAAGGCACTGCCGCTGGTCGAAAAGTGCTTGCGCATGGAGATACCGCACATCTTTAACGAGATGCAGGATCGTCTCGATGAGCAGTTCCGTCTCGGGAAGATTGCGGGTCTGGAGCACGCTACGAAGCTCGTCATGGAAGAGGCTTTGCAGGTCTTCATGCGTGGGGGCAAGGATTCGAATGCAGTAGCGCTGCGCGAAGCAGCGAGTCACCTTCAAGAGCTGCTCGATGCGTGGCGAACAGCGCTGGGCCTGCACTGGAACACGGAGTTGGCAGAGAGCATCGAGGAGACAGAAGCGCGACTCGCGGGCAAAGAAAAGGGCGATACGCATGATGACTGAGCAGGAATATCCTGTGCGTCCCTGCGTCGGCTGTGGTTTCTGTTGCAAGAAAGCGCCCTGTGCGCTCGGGTACACGCACTTTGGACACGAGATACCCTGTCCTGCGCTCGTCGAGCAGGGTGGCCGTTACTGGTGCAAGTTCGTGCTCGAAACGCCCGTCATCTATCTTGCACAGCTGAAGGACAACCTCGCCATCGGTGCAGGATGTTCGTCGAGTTTGAACTCAGATAGACAGGCGATCATTCGTAAGCAGCGGGAGGAGCAGCAACGATGACGCTCAAGAAGATCAAAGAGGGGCACTGGTACGAGACCAAAGCAGGCATCGGCAAGGTGGAACGTGTGGGCGGGTGCTTTCCGGTTTCGTGTCGCATCAACATCGTGGGGCCGTATCCTCGGGGTATCTGCAACGTGGTGCCTCGGGACTTCATCCGAGAGATCGATGCTCCGGAAGGCTACGAGGAGACGTAGATGGCTCACGGTTCAAAGCGTCTCTTCTTCGTCATGCTTGAGAACCACACCGATGTGCGTGACAACGACTGCTTGAAGATTCGTGCCAAGACCAAGCCTGAAGCCAAGCGCATCGCCGAGGCGCACTGCCGCAGCAACTTCTCAGTGGGCACGGTCTTCACGCGCAAGGGACTCAAGCGATACGACCCAGAGTGGCATGCACTACTTTGGGGCTTGCCGCCCATCAGCTAGGTATGTTTATCTAGCAAACATCACCGGAGTTCATCATGCCGCGCATGCCGACGTTCAAGCAGAAGTTCTACCTGTCGTCAGATGACCACCCCAAAGCAACGAGCATCAAGAGCGCCGAGGTGAAGGACTTCCTTCGGTGTGCGTACGCGGTTGCGCTGCGAGAAGGCAACGTTCGGCGCGATTCGTACTGGTATGAGGACGAGCGTGTGACCATCGAGATGAATCGCACCGAAGGTTCGATGGAGATCACGTGGAAAGGCACCGACCGTCGCAAGTATGGGCTCGAGGGTGGTGACAATCCCGTGGTGATGGTGGTCAAAGGATGGGTGCTCATTCGCCGACATGGCGAGACCAACCTCATCCAGGACCACATCATCGATCTTGGAAGGATTAGGCCGTGAGCATTGGCGACCGTCTTCGTGCAGATCGCAAACGCAAACGGGACAAGAAGCGTCGCAACTGGCCTACGAAGCGTTTTGCGGATGGGAGTCTGTGGCGCCTTTACCCTGATACCTACGAGCCCTGTGAACAGCTCGAGCCGCCTGACCCGGCCAAAGGTTGGAAGGAGCCGATGTGAGCTACAAAGCAGTGTCACACCTCGAGCATGCAGATTATCTCGAGGTAGCGACGTACCGAAAGAATCGAGACACGCGTGAGCCCATCGACAGCATCACTGTCGAATGCACGAAGTGTGGTGAAGTCGTCGAAGAGATTTACAATGCGGACGAGGACAATACACCACCACTCGATTGCGAGTTCCCGGAGCCCGATCGCCGTACCTGGGAAGAAGGCGTCAAGGATGCGGCGCGCATCGTTCAGAACGAGATGCGCCACAAGAAAGCGATAGACCATCCGAACACACGTGTGCATCCTGCGGTCTTCGAGACGCTCAACGAGGTGGAGCTGCATCTGGCAGCGATGCTGAGCAGGGGCAGCTACGAGAGCCATGACACAGTGATGCAGGGGGAGAACCCGCGGTGGCTCAACAACGAAGTGCAATTCGCGCGGCTGCTCTGTGAATTGATTGCAACGCAAGACCGAATCGACTACCAAGCACTATCTGCGTCGATGAACCTCTCAGCTATCGATGTGGATGAACTCTTCAGTCGTGCACACGAAGTGTGGGAGAAAGCGAAGGCATCTGCGTGCCCCCCAAAACCGTAACCTGCGTTCTCTGTGGCAAGACCGTGCTCAAGGCGCACACGTACGCGTGGGATGGGGGACAGCGTGCGTGTAGAGAGCATCCGATGGCGCAAGCGCGTGCGGCTGCCGAAGAGAAGAACGACAAGGAACGACGCGCGCAAGAGGTAGTGGCGAGCCAAGCAGCGCTCGATGCGAAGATGCGACGTGCATTCCGTCCTGACTTCACCGCGCGCATGGAGCAGGGGATAAGGGACGCGGCAGAGTTCCGTGAGCGGATGTACACGCACTGCTGGACGTGCAGCCAGGAGGGCATCACGCTTCGCGAGTACTTCGCACAGTGCCTCATCACTCACAAGCGTCTCCAGCTTCGTGGCGAATGGAACTTCCTGACGCTCCCCCACGACATGGCAGAACTGATGGGACATCCGCGCGTGCTGGCGTGCATCCCATACGATGAACAGAAGGACCGTACCATCTATCGCGCCATCACCAATCGGTCCATCAAGGACATTCTCCATCTTCTGCGGTTCGTGAACATGTGCGTCGAGTGCATCGATAAGCATGGGGTGCGGGATCGTTTCGAAGCGCTGATGCCGAAGCCCACGTGGGAGCAACTCGAGGCGATCATGCCCGCAGTGATGGCGATTGACCCGTTGCTCGAGGCGATGGCAGAGAAGAAGGAGCAAGAGAACTGATGGCGTCGAGAACACGACGGAAACGTATCGTTTGGTTCGCGAAGGGTGGAGGCATTGCCAAGTGCGGACCGTTCGATACGCAGATCGAAGCGACCAACGCAATGCGCCTCGTGAAGAACGACTCACGCACGCGCATCGCCTACGACTTTCGCAAGGGCGGGGCACACGTGGGACTCGTGCATGAACTTGAACAAAACGCAGAGTTCCCTCCTGATGTGTTCGTGTGGCCCGAAGAAGCGAAGGAGAGCAAACATGCCCGATGAGAAGTACGGCTGGTCTCGTCGTCACGAAGAGTGCGCGCACGGTCCGTTCGATTCGCCTGAGCTGGCGCTCGAGGACGCGGCTGATAATCTTCGAGACGAGGATGGTGAAGATCGCATCGTGGAAATCGAACTCGGTCGATGCGACTTCATTCAGCCCATAAGCTACGTCAACGCGGACATCGATAGCGTCATCGACGCTATGGAAGACCGCGTGCACGACGATGTGGGCATCTTTTACGACGACGCGGTCTTCTCACTGAAGACGCCCGTAGACGTAGCCGAGAAAGCGCTCGAAGAGGCCCTCGAGAAGTGGGCCGAAGAACACGTGAAGGCTGAAGAAGTGTGGATGCTCATGTCCACGAGAACCGTTCGCTTGCACACACGCACAGGAGTCGTGGATGGCTATCAAGGCAACGTGCCCAACGAACCCGGAGCATAAGCGCTTCATCACGACAGCGCATGTGATGGAGGAATGGATAGTAGACGAGCGCGGCAACTTCATCGATCTCATTCGCGCGCTCGAGACCGTGCACAGCCCCAGTGAAGGCAACACGTGGGTGTGCAAGGAGTGCGGCGCTGACGCCAAGCTCGAGAGAGTTCCTCGGTGAACATTCAGGTCACAACGCGCTGTAACATGCGCTGCATCCATTGCTGCTTCGATTGCACGGCCAAGGGCGACGACATGCCTTGGGACTTGTTCGTGCATGCAGTCGACCTAGCGCATCGTGCGAATGACGACATCTGCATCGGAGGGGGAGAACCAACTCTTCATCCTCGCATCGTGCAGATGGTGCAGCACGCTGTTTCGGTTCGTGGTTTGTCCATTCGCGGCTACGACCACGTCATGATCATCACCAATGGGACGTGTTCGAGGCGCACCTGGAGGAAGCTCATCGAGATTCCACACGTCGATATCTCGGTGTCCAACGACATCTTCCACAATCCTCGTCGCGTGCAGCCGTGGGTGCGTCGTTGGGCCGATGAGCATCATGCGTGGTGGAATCAAGACGACTTCTACCAGATTGACATGATTGGCCGGGCGGCGCGGAACAAGCGTGCGATGAAGAAAGTAGCCCGCAAGCACAACGTCGACATCGAGTTCGACGCGTGGACCTGTCCTGAAGTACGGGTGACGCCGACGGGACAGTTGTTCGCTGAGCGCTACGACGTTCTTGATTGTGGACCATTCAGTCTCGCTGCACTGATACATGGGTACCACCACATTGACCGGAAGGACCTTGCGCAAACGCTGGAACTCTACGAGGAGAGGTGGCGCTATGCCTCAACAAGAAAAGACCGGACTGCCGACATTGGCTGCTGCGCTGGGTAAACCCGACGAATGTCCCGCATGCGGTCAGAACTGGCGTGAGCGCAGTTGTTCGCATCAGGCGATGTACGCGGAAGACCTCTCCGTTCCAACGCAGGCACGCATCTACCGGCAACTGTGTGCGCTCGATAGGGCGCAGAAGAAAGAAAGCGATGCCGAATCGTCTGGGTGAACAGCTCGACCGAGCCCGCTGGGTTCGCTACGACGCTGAACGCGATCTGTTGCTCGTCTGGAAGGGCGGGCATGGGATTCACGTGCTCAACATGGAAGGTGTCGAGGTATCGTTCTGGAGCACAGGCAACTTCCAACTCAGCGATGCTGATGAGGATGTCGTCTGGGCTTCGATGGAGCAGCGGATGCTTGCAGGAGATTATCCGTAGCGAAAGTGCCTTCTTTTTGGGGTACAAGCTTGTGTAGTACCGTTTCATTAACCCCGTCCAGGAGGCCACCATGGAGCGTTTCCAGCGCGCCATCGAAGTTGGCAAGCTTCGCATTCTGGTTCAGAACCATCCCGACCTGCGCGGGAAGGTTCTTTGGACCGGATGGTGCGAGCACTGCCAGCGGCGCATCGTGGAGACCATCGAGCAGGCGGTGGCGCGCATGGAGACGGCGCAGCCGCAGCAGTTCTGCTCGGTGCCCACGCGGTGCGAGGCGTGTCTCGCGAACGTCAACTAAGTTTCCTCTGCCCACGGGCAGAGCGCAGCGCATACGAGGTGTGTCGCTGCTTTTTAGTCAAAAATAGGGTTCTTTGCAGGTACAAGAATATGTTCCAAAAACCCACGCAAGGAGACCCTCCTATGACGAAGAAGCAGGAAGTGTTGGCGACGATGATCGGCGGCGCTCTCGGCGGTCTCGTGGTGGCCCTGACGAAGCCGGTGCGTCCGGTGGTGGTCGTCAAGCGCTACGAGGTCACCACGGAGACCGAGGAGCCGAACATGACGAAGGTGACCGCGCTCCAGACGGAGCGGGCCCTCCTCGAGCTGCGGCTCGCGGGGCTTACCGAGGACACGTTCAGCGACCGCTTCGACCGGATGCAGCTCCAGCGGCGCATCAACGACCTCGACCGGCAGATTCGCCGTGAGCTGTACTAACCTCTTTCCTCTGCCTGCATGGGCAGAGCGCAGCCGCACAGCGTGTGCGCGCTGCTTTTTAGGAGTTACTTTGACTGAGGGTCTTACTGTTCTCGGCGTGATGCTCGTTGTGTTCCTTCTTGGCTTCTCGTTCGGCTTCGTGTGGGCCCGTCACAAGTATCGCAAGCCGCCACCGATGCGCCTCGAGTTTGCGGACAAGTTGCGTCGGCAGTTGTGATGGACACCTACGAGGTTGACCCCACCAACCCGTTCATAGTTCCTGCACTTGCGTTGTCAGGGCGCTTGAAGGACCACAAGACACCGTGCGAAGAGTGCAACGGAACAGGTTGCTCCGAACATGGCTACGAGGAGGCGTGCAAGGAGTGCGATGGGTTCGATCACGCATGTGACCAAAGTGCTGAGTGTTCCTACTGTGACCAGGGCGAGGTCTTCTGGGGCTCCTGGTACGCCACCGAGAAGGTACTTTGCCACTGGTGCGACACGCATGATGCCTGGTGCGCAGAGATGTACGAGTGCAATGACGACGATCGCAACTGGATCTGTCTGCCATGCTACATCAAGCATCACAAGGAAAGATGTGGTTGCGGACGCTGGAAGAAGTACGAGAGGATGCTTGGGATTCACTGAAAGCGAGGCCACCTTGGGGTACCCGCATCGCAACGTAGAAGAGGCACTCGTGTGGTTGACGGACTGCCACATCGCAACCTACGCTTACCTGGCTGGCATGAAGAAGACTGCAAAGTGCGAGCTTCGGCGTCAACGGGACATCTGCCGGAACGCAGAAGCAACGTGTCGTCAGTTCGGGGTGTCAGCTGACGCAACAGCGCGTCTGCGTGAACGCCGCATGCAAGCCAAGCGTATCGAACTCGAAATTCATGGAACCGCTGCCACGGAGAAAGAGGACTGAGATGTTCGAGAGTCTGCGTCTGGAAGAGCCGAAGCCGCGTCGCAAAGCCAAAGACGAGGATGAGATCCTTGTCGATGGACCCGAGGACGAAGAAGACCTCGATGAAGAAGACCTCGACGATGAGGACCTCGACGATGAGGAGGACCTGGAAGCAGACCTCATCGACGATGACTTCGATGCTGACGAGGATCTCGAAGACGACGAAGATGATGACGAGCTGGACGACGAAACCGAGTTGGACGACTAGGCTGGGTCAGCGCCTCGATTACCATGTGCTTCAGCCGCTGTTTGCGATGCTGATCGTTCCTCCGTTTTTGGTCTACGAGTGGTGGACTTCTTTACGGAGTAAAGCGAAGCGCTAGACGGGCGCCCAGTTCACTTGCATGTTGGTGATCATCTCCACGGCATTCGGAATCTGTTGCTGGGTCGTGCGCAACACTTCAGTGAGTGTGCCGAGAGGACCAAAGGGAAAGACCAGGGCATTGATCACGCGCTGTCGAACATAGCGTTTCTGACCCAGGCCCCAGTCATAGGTGTCCATCACCGACCAGCTCAAACCAGAAAAATGAGCCAACGTCATGTTGGGGATGAACAACTCGTAGTCGAGGATGGGGATGGTTTGACCACCCACGGTGAGCGTGGCCAACGCGTTGAAGATGATTCCGTTCCCGATGGCATAACCGCGATACGTGCGTGTTTGCCCACCAGGAAGGCTTTCGGTGAGAAACGTCGTGTACGTGATGGACATGGAAGGACTCTAACATGAAAGATTACCCTTCGATACCCAGAGCAACGGGTACGGGTTTTCGCGAGATTCCCGGGGCGCTCATCTTCGACAAGCTCGATGGGAGTAGCATGCGGTCAGAGTGGTCGAAGAAGCGGGGCTGGTACAAGCACGGCAAGCGCTCGGGGCTCGTGGATGATTCGAATCCACATCTCGTGCAGGTTCCTGCATTGTTCATGCGTACGCTCGCAGAGCCGCTCACGCACCTCGCGCTTGCGCAGCGCTGGCAGAATCTGGTCGTCTTCTATGAGTTCTGGGGCGAGTACAGCTTTGCGGGGTTGCACTTCGATGGCGATGAAAAGAAGCTTACCGTGTTTGACGCTGCCCCTGACAAGCGTGGTATTCTGGGACCACAGGAGTTCAGGCGCCTCTTCGAAGGAAAGGTGGATACGCCGGCATATTTGGGAACCACGAACTTCACACGCGGTTACGTGGAGCGTGTGCGCAAGGGCGAAGTCGAAGGCATCACGTTCGAGGGTGTTGTTGCGAAGGCTGGCGACCGCCATGACATCGTTCGTGCCAAAGCCAAGACGCAGGCGTGGATAGACAAGGTGATAGAGCTGCACGGCGAAGAAGCAGGCGCACGTATCGTCAACAGTTAGAGGACGCACGTTCCCCAGTTTGGTGGAACGTTTCCTAGCGAGCCTTGAGTTATCGGGGCTCGCTTTTTCTTTACCTAGTAAATCAAAAGTTGACGCTCTTTCGGGTACAAGAACAAGTACTCACATGGAGGTGCTTCGGTATCATCAGTGTGACCCGTGTCCGACGGGAGAAACTCGGACTACCGCGCGCTGGGCTACGCCCCTACCAGCGGCGCGCGGGAACCTGCTACGGCGGGTGAACTGGGTGGCGGGTCGCAGGGTCACGGCTTCGGTGCCTGCGATCTAATGACAGAGCCGGTCCTACGCACGGGACTGTAAAAAGAATGTGCGGGACGTGGACCTTGGCGCGGGTCTACGTGGCGGAAAAAGGCGCTCGTCCCTCTCACCTTCGGGTGGGAGGGACGTCTTTCTTTTCCCTCTTCCCCCTTTTCGATCGGAGGCTCCTCCGTGACCATCGAACCCGCGTTTCACTACATCTGCCGCACATCTGCGTGCAAAGGCAAGTTGTTGTGCTGGATGAATTCTCGCTTGCATTACTGCGTGATCTGTCGTCGTACGCTTTGCGGGAAAGGGTCACGTTGCGTGATGCTCGAGATGAAGTATCGAGACGCGATCAAGACGACGGAACTTCGTTTTCTCGAGGCTGCTTACGATTATTGGGTCAAGGGGCGTGAGTCGTGGGGTCAAGATATACGCCGTTGGGTGCGTATGATCTACGACATCGGAACATTCGATGTGTGCGACGCGTGTTTGCGGGAGTGGGACCTCTACCTTCGATCAGGTGCGACGTCTGTGACTGTGTAGTGCCATTGCCCGGAACGGATACCCATTGCCCGGAATGGCGCTTGCCCATGGTTATCGGATACCCAGTCTGCTCGGCGTGCCCGGCTTGTACGGAGACCCAGAATGGTCTGGCGTGCCAATAGCAAACGGATACCCAGTGTGTCATGGCGTGCCAAAGAACAAGAGAACCCCTGGTTGTGCAGGCGTGCCACGTTGTATGGATACCCGATCATCGAGGGCGCGTCTTGATTCGTAGGATATCCAACTGAGCGCGGCGTGCCTTCCACTACGGGATACCCAAGGGCGTAGGGGCGCGTGCCGAACACTCTGGGAGACCCTGTTCTTTGTGGCGTGCCTCTCATATGCAGATACCCAAAGTGGCGCGGCGTGCCTAGTGTCAATGGTCACCCTTGATCGTTTGGCGCTGCCTGTACGTCAAGGATACCCACTTCAAACTGGGCGCTGAACGCGCCAAGGAAACCCAATGGCAGAGACTGCGGAACGCATTCGCGATCCACGCGAAGTACTGCTCCTCGAGTTGGAGCGCTGTGTCTATGACGTCCAGAAATGGAGGATCGCTGTGGGCAACCGCTATGGGAATGCTGAAGCGCTGCTCACAGCGCAGGACCGCGAGTACTTCAAGCGTGTCGAGGACGTGCTGCTCGACGTGGAGAAAGCGGGCACCAATCGCCTCGCGGCGGCGCTGAAGTCCATCCCGATCTGGGAACAGTTTCTCAAGGGCGTGAAGGGCATCGGTCCGAAGATGGGCGCACTGCTCATCGCAGAGACGCACATCGAGAACTGCCACACGGTGAGCAAGCTCTGGGCGTGGTGGGGCGTGCACGTCGTTCTCGACAAGGAGACGGGTGAAGGCCACGCTGCGCGGCGCATCGCAGGGCAGAAAGCGAACTTCAGTCCTTTCCGCAAGGCAAAGCTCGTCAAGGTGTGCGCGGAGAGCCTGCTGAAAAAGAAGTCCGAGCCGTACTACACACGCTACGTGGAGTACAAACACCGCAAAGAGACCCAGCTCGTGACGCCGTGCATGTGTTGCAAGGGTTCGGGCGTCGCCAAGCGCATGAACGACGAGACAGGCAAGAAGGAAGAGGTCCAGTGCTGGAACTGTGGCGGCACTGGCGGTCCTGCGCCCTGGGGAACAACACCTGAGCATCGGCACCGTGCCGCTCTTCGGTACATGGTGAAGATGTTCTTGATCGATTTCTGGCGCAAGTGGCGGGAGCTGGAAGGTCTGCCGGTGCCAGAGACGTACGGAGAAACCTACCAGAAGGAACTGCATCCGCATGGTCAAGGCGGAAGGATAGGATACCCATGACCCTCAAACTCGTGAAGTGGAAGTCGGAGTTCGACTTCCGCAAGCTCAGTCACCTCAGCGGTTCACTCACCAAGTACGCTTCCCAGTGGAAGCTCAAGAACAACGAAGCGGTCGTCGTGACCTCCATGGGCTGGCATCGCCTGCGGCTCATCGCACGCATGGGCGGTCGGGCCGTGATGATCATCCCTGAGACCAAGGGCAGCACCCTCGATCAGCTCGCTGAGTGGGTGTCGCAGAGTCTGCGTGACGGTATCATCATGCTCAACGAGTACCGAGACTACCGCGGCGAAGCGAAACGGGCGGTGGCGTGATGACCGTGAAAGCGGGTAGCGTCAGTTCGGCGGGCCTCCAGTTCAACATGGAAGCCTCTGTTCATCTCCTCGCCAAGGAATACGGCGTCGAGTTGCGTACCAAAGAAGTCGTGAGTCTCGTGCATGATCTGCACGAAGCCGAGGTGCACCACAAGGACCTTGAAGAGAAGTTCCTGCGTGCACAGAACGCGCTCAATGCATCTGAGCGCAAAGTGGACAACCTTCGGACCCAGTTGGCGTTGGAGAAACATCGCCAGCTCGTGATCAAGCCTCCTACGGGGCAAGATATGCCGACACCGGTGCGTGATCCCAACGACCCCGAGGACAATGATCCGTTGGACCACGACCATGGGACCTACGGGAAAGGTGATGAATGATCACCCCACGCGACTACAAGGATGCGATGCTCGTTCAGGACGCTTGCAACCTCAGCGGCGTCGTCATCAGCTTCACAGCCCTGCTGAAGAAGCTCCGTGAGTTCTTCGAGAGGACGAGTGATCCGCAGTTGCCCGTATCAGAGTTGAACAGGCATCCGATTGCCGTGATGTTCGCCTCGAAGATCCACAGTCTCACGAGCGCGGGTGCGAAAGGTCTTCCCGATCTCGAGGACCTCCGTCACGAGGACGGCAAGCAGCTTCTCTTCTACAGCGAACTGCTTCAAACCGTCATTGCCAACCTCAAGCTCCTACTCGAGGCGCATCATCTCCCGTGGGACACTGAGATCGTGAACCGGCACGAGGTGTGTCGTGTCATCGCACGCAGAATGGCAGAACTGACGCACTGCGAGTCGATGCAGGTCTTCTCGCTCGCGTACGAGGCCTGTCAGCAGGCGGAGCACTTCGAGATCGGGGGTGCGCTCGCGAGTTGTGTTCCCGCGAGCGAGACCTGGCTACATCAGGTGATGTCGCCTTCGGTTGAAAAAGCAAAAGAGGCGATGGAGACACCGGATGCAGACGTGCCGGACGTAGAGACTCTTCAAGGTCTTCTGTCTCTTGGAGGCTACGTGCTGCATTCGAAGATCGTTGCCGCGTGGACTGATGCTGAAAAGCGTGAGGTCGAGGGGTACTGTGCGGCGGTGCATCTGGCAGCATCGGATAACGACGTGACCATTCCGGCTCTTCCTGCGGTGCTGGCGTCTCGTGCATCCCTCCTGGGTTCCGAAGATCCGGAATGGGTCTGCGAATGTGGTGGTTTTGGCGTCACGCGTGGCCTACTCTTCGACCGCGTAGAGAGTGTCTTTCGGTGCCCGCTGTGCCACGCGACAACGACCATCGAGCCGCTCACCGCGGCGCTCAAGGCGGAGCTGAAGACACCTCGGATGCTGGCGTTTGCGATGGGTCAACTCAAGGAGGGCGAGGTGCCCTGATGGCGGATGAACCGAAGGCAGAAGAGAAGCCACGTTCACGCATCAAACTTGTCTTCGTGGGTGTTCGTCAGAGCATGAAGAACGACATGATGTACGTCTTCCACAAGATCATGGAGGATGGCATCACGCTCGAGAAGGAATCGCGTTCGTACAGCAAGCTCAAGAACATCGGTCGTGCGGGCAGCATCTGGTCCGTGGAGGTATCCCCTGATCAGGAGAGCACGATCTACACGAACACGATGAAGTACGAAGGCATGTGGGGCTCGACGTACAAAGTCGTGGAGTGGCAAGCTCTCTCGGATGCCGCCATCACCGCCATTGGGTTGGAACGTCGCAAAGCGAAGGAGACTTCGAACAACGAAGTCTTCGAGTGTCTCGAGCCTTTGCGCAAAGCGTACGCCAAGGCTGTGGGCCGAGAGCGGCAGATCCTGCTCGCTCAAGTCGTCGAATACGTCACACGACGTTCTTGACAATGTCGGCCAGATAAACATACGATGAAGCCGCTTTCAGGGTCAGTTCGTTCCTTGAGAATGGAATAGTCGGTCGTGATGTCCATGTCTTGGCTCTGCGTACCGGCTTGCGTGGACCTTCTCTTCGGAGGGGGTGGTGCGCAGGGCCATTTTCTTCTACACTGGAGAACGCATGCTGCACACACTCATCAGTGTTGTGCTGCGGGTTCTTGTCTGGTGGCCGGCTCTGGTCGGTCACCCGAGGGCGCCGCCCGGCCTGGACCGCCAGGGCGACGCGATCACACCCAGAGAAGCGTGCTGGTTCTTCGCGTACCAACCTACAAACCCCGCAGGCTGTTGGTGCCTGGTCAGGACTGTGGTTGCGTACTTGCTCATCGGATAGAGAACAAGACCCCGGTGAGCGCGAGGGAAATGGGTGCCTCGCAAACGGTCCAGACCGCAGCCACGGTCAAACGACGCGTGTCGCCTCGTGAACTGAGAGAAGACTGGGAAGTACCCGTGCCGGGCGATGAGAAAACCGTTGCAGGCTCATCGCCCGGCTCGGCTTTTACTGAGTAAAGAAATGATCCCATCGTCTAGAGGCCCAGGACATCGGCCTTTCACGCCGACGACACGGGTTCAAATCCCGTTGGGATCGCTCGGGGGTGAACTGGCTTCGACGTGGGTACAGAAACACGCAGGGCGAGCCGGGGAGGGTTACCGTTCTCCGTTAAAACATGGTGACAAACTCAACTGCCAACGACAACGTCGGCAAGCCGCTGGGGTTCGCCCCGGTAGCTCTCGCAGCCTAAGGGTTGCGACGTTCTGCGGATGACCTTTGCCTCGTGTGGTCATCCGTGGGGCGCAATCGAACGCGGGGCAAGCCGGTGTGAGCCCGTGAGCACTGGCCACAATACGGGAACCGACCCTCAGGTCAGTGTCCTCTCTGTCTGATGGGGCGTTATTCTCTGGAGAGACTACGCTCGTAGTCCTGCGTGTGAAGTACTTGCGGACCCGGGTTCGATTCCCGGCACCTCCAAAATGAACTCCTTTTGCGGGTACAAGAATGTGTACCCAGAAAGGAGATTCGATTGGAGATCAAATTGACGGTGTGGCCGGTCAATACGACCGGGAAGAAGGACGCGAAGGAAAAGGACGGGGAACTCTCTCTGCTCGGTGCGTTGAAGGCAAACGAGGAGTGTGTTGAGTGTGTGCTGTTGTTGGACGGAAAGGAAGTGCAGCGGTTCGAGGTCAATGCGGAGGACCTCGAGAACGCCATGCGTACACTGCGCGCTTTCACGGCGCATCAGTAACGCACGGTGTGTACATCAGTAGGGCCCTGTGCAATGCAGGGAGTTTTTTTGGTTCAAATAGTCGCTGGCGTAGCTCAGTCGGTAGAGCAGTTGCCTTGTAAGCAACTGGTCGCGGGTTCGATTCCTGTCGCCAGCTCTGGTGGGCTCTGGATAAGTGATCGCGGCTCAACGGAGATGATGCCGGGTACCAGACCCACTTTTGGGGACATAACTCAATGGGAGAGTGCCGGCTTTGCAAGCCGGAAGTTGCGGGTTCAACCCCCGCTGTCTCCACTGTGTCGTCGGGCTTCCAGCCTGCCGGCGCTGCGCCTCCTCACTTCGAAGTCGGTGCAGTTTGGGCCGAGGGAGACGCCTTGTAGCACAACGTGTGCATCATTACGTGTGCGACAAAACTCCAAGGGCAGCAAACCTTGGTCGACAAATCGCACGCCTCTTGCTGGAGGAAACCGAAGAGAGTTCTCTTCGGGTGCACACGTTTTTCACTGGGGTGTCGACAAGTGGAAAGTCACGGGATTTTGGTTCCCGCATTCGAAGGTTCGAATCCTTCCACCCCAACACAGGGAGCGTAGCTCAGTTGGTAGAGCATCAGACTTTTAATCTGGCGGCCGAGGGTTCGAGTCCCTCCGCTCTCACAGCGGTCGGTTGGCGCAGCGGAAGCGCACCTGCCTTACACGCAGGGTGCCGGGGGTTCGAATCCCTCACCGACCACGGAATAGCCTATCCTTCTTCTCGATGTTTGTTGGTTCGCTTCATGGCTTCGTAACGTTCGCGTGCTTGTGCATCGTCTGCATTGGCATTGCGCAGACCCTTCAACTTGCCTTGTGTGGCAGGTTTCACAGTAGGGCCTGCGGGGCCGGGTTCTTTGGGGCGAGGCAGCATCTTCATGGGGTCACTCTTTCGTGTTGTTCGCGAAGTTCATCGCGTACCACTGTCACATTCGTTGCAAGTTCCTGGATGGCGTTCCAGTCGTGCCGGTCAAATGCGACGGTAGCGATCGTAACACCATCGATGAGCATTTGGCGAATGTGGTTCAGAACGGCATCAGTCCCCAAGCACTCTTCGTTTTCGCGAGCGATGTGTTCGAGGGCATCTTCCTGGATGCGACCAAGCGCATGGAGTAGGCTGATATCTTCTTTCGCGATCAAGGCCAACAAGACATCGATGAACATGGTCAGAAGTGAGATCAACGCTGGGGTACAGAACGGTGGACGTCCTGGAAACCAGAGTTGGGTCATGAGACCAAATTATCAAGCTGCGTAGACAAAGTCGAGTTGTGACTAGCGAGCGTAACGCTCGCATAGAGAACTCATAGGAGTTCACTGCTAGTTGGCATCTTCGCCTCGAGCCAGGCTCCGATGCCCAACAAAGTACGCAGCGGAAGGATGGCAGATGCGCTTTTTTTGTTTACATCGCGTAGAAGACGAGACGGGGGTGTCGGGTAACGGTGTTGTTGCGTGGGGTACACAGTGGCCCGACGGTTCTGTGTCGATGCGATGGCTCGGCAAAACACCCAGCTTCGTGAGCTACGAAGGGGGTATTGAGCACGTTCAAACAGTGCATGGACATCACGGCAAGACGATCATCATCTGGCAGGAATCATGTCGTTGCAAGGATCAGCATGACAGCTCTTCAAGTGGTTCAGGATCTTCCGTTCCCGGATGACGCAGTCACGGAGACATTCGCGTTCATCGGACGGAAGGGTGCGGGTAAGACGTACGGGGCAGGACGGTTCGTAGAAGAGCTACTCGAGATCAAAGCGCAGGTTGTGGTTGTCGATACGGTCGGTAACTGGTATGGGTTGCGCCTCAGCAAGACAGGCAAACGCCAGGGCTACGACCTTCCTGTGTTCGGAGGCGAGCACGGGGATGTTCCTCTTGAGCGCACTGGCGGCGCACTCGTCGCGGATGTGCTCGTAGACCGGAACGTCTCTGTGGTGCTTGATCTGACTCTGTTCAATCAGTCTGCCCGTCAGCAGTTCATGGTGGACTTCGCGGAGCGTCTCTTTCATCGGAAGACGCGTCAGCGTTCACCTATGCACCTTGTGCTCGAGGAAGCGCAGCGCTTGATCCCGCAGCAGACGCAAGGCAAAGGTGGGCTCATTCCTCGCCTCAAGGGCGCCATGGAAGAGATCGTCCGCATCGGCCGGAACTATGGCATCGGTTGTTCAATGCTTACCCAGCGGCCTCAGTCGGTCGACAAAGAGGTGCTCAATCAGACTGAGTGTCTTGTGGTGTTCCAGACCGTGGGCACGCATGAGCGCCGGGCCATCAAGGAGTGGATCGTTGACAAGGGGCTCGATGTAGACCTCATCGATGAACTGCCTTCGCTTCCGGTGGGCACAGCGTACGTCTGGTCACCGCAGTGGCTCTCAACGCTGGGCAAGCACAAAGTGCTGCCGAAGCGCACCTACGACACGTCTGCGACGCCAAAACTCGGAATGAAGCGGCTGCCGCCAAGGCCTCTTTCCCGTGGAGACCTATCAGAGCTTCAAACCGCGATGTCCGAGTCCATCACCAAGGCTGAAGAACACGACCCGAGTGCATTACGCCGTAAAGTACAAACGCTCACTGCGGAACTCGCAAAGCTTCGGGCACAAACGCCGGCCGAACCGAAGGTCGAGACACGCGTCAAAGAGAAGTCGGTGCTCACGGCCAGAGATAGAACGTTGCTTTCACGTTTGTGCAACGTCTTCATGTCTGAAGGAAACCGTCTCGAGCACCTGGTCGAAGGTATGCGTGGTGATGCGTTGGCTGCATCCAACATTGTGACACACGTACAGCAACTTTTGATTCCTGCATCGCCTACAGCGCTTGCTTCTCTTTCAGTGAAACCGCCTGTTCAACCTCCGATGAAACAGCCTCGTGCAGTGAAACCGGTGAAGCCTGACGGTGATGTGCAGCTCATCGGTAAGATGCGCGACATGCTTGCTGCTCTCGCAGCTACCACAGGTCACACGCTCAGCCGCAAGCAACTGGCCGTCCAAGTGGGCATGAGCGTGAAGTCGGGCGGCTTCAATAACTACGTCGGCATGCTCTCTCGACAGGGGCTCGTCACGACTGCCAACGGAAACGTCGCGCTCACAGACACGGGGGCGTACCACGCAGAGGGCATCGAGATCGCGCACACGCCTGACGAGGTTTTCGCGCTGTGGTTGCCCAAGCTCGTGGGCAAGACCAAGGACATTTTGACGTTGCTCTTCAAACACCCAACGCGAATCTTCACACGCGCACAGGTGGCGGAAGAGGTCGGAATGAGCGTATCCTCGGGTGGCTTCAACAACTACGTGGGGATGCTCAGTAGACTCAATCTCATCGTCACAGGACACGGGTCGATGCGCCTCAACTGTGACGTGTTCAATCTTTCATGACAAGGAGAAAACGATGAGTGAAGCACCCGAGACCCAGGAAGAGACCACCCCGGTGGAGAACAACGAATCGGCTGACGTGCTGGTCATCGCTTCGAAGGTGAAGGCCTACGTCAAGACACTGGAGCCCACAATGCGTGTGGCCGGTGACTTCGCAGAAGGTCTGACGAGCGAAGTGCAGTACCTCATCCGACGAGCCATCAGTCGCGCTCGGTTGAACGGACGTGGCACGGTGCAGGCGCGGGACGTGTAGTATGCCGCTCAAGCATCCTGCACTTCAGCAGCTCAGCTTGTTGCCCTACGTCACGCTCGATGATGCACGGCAGACTGTCGCGAAAGCTGCGTACGGGAAGAAGGGCACGGTGTGCCCGTGCTGTGCCCAGATCGCCAAGGTATATACGCGCAAGCTCAATTCAGCGCTCGCACAGTTCCTCATCTGGATCGTGCGTTCCTATGAGGACAATCCTCGCTGGATTCACATCCGCGAGTTCCCGATGATTCAGAATCGTCGCGGCGGTGGGGACTTTGCGAAGCTCGTGCACTACGGGCTGCTCGAGCAGCGACCGAACGAAGACGACAAGAGCAAACGCACGTCTGGGCAATGGAAACCTACCCAGAAGGCGAACGACTTCGTGCACAAGCGCATCAAGTTGCCCGAGTACGTGCAGCTCTACGACAACTATGTGCAGGGCTTCGCTACGAAAGAGATCGACATCGAGGCAGCGCTCGGGCAGCAGTTCGACTATCAGGAGCTGATGAGCCGATGACCGCTCAGTTTGACCGTAAACGAGTAGACCGTTTCGTGTCGCGCGTGAAGAACGCGTTTCAGGGCAACGATGTCGATCTGGTGAAGTTCTGGATCTACATCACCTACAACATCACGGACGATGCTGGTGTACCGCTCGCAGCGCGTCTCACGCCCGAGGACGAGTCCGGTGATGCGCCCTTGCGTGACACCTGGTTCGGGATGTCCTTGTGGGAGAAACAGGCGGTGCTCTTCGGTATGGTGCCGCTCATCGAGAGGTGCGCTGCTGTAGCTGCCGAAGCTGTAGCACAGCGTGCACGGAAAGAAGAACCGCTATGAAGGCAGAGCAACACGAAGTATCAGACGTGGGCGTCATCGAGACCTTCACCAACAAGTATGTTCCGCCCTTTGATGTCAAACCGGAACACATCTGTATTGAAGACATTGCCCACGCGCTCTCGAATCAGTGTCGGTTCTCGGGGCACACGAAGCGCTTCTACTCGGTCGCTGAGCACGCCTGGCTCTGTTCGTACTACGCACCGGCGCATCTCGCAGCCGAGGCGCTCATGCATGATGCCGCAGAGGCGTACCTCATCGACATCCCTCGGCCGCTCAAGCTCTACGTGAACTTCTTCATCAGCGATGTGCGTCAGTTCAGCTACTACCAGGCTGAAGAGTACGTGCTCAAGGTGATCGGCGCCAAGTACGAGCTGAAGCTGCATCCTCAGTTGGAGACGATCACCAAGCTGGACAACGCCCTTCTCGTGCGTGAGTATCTCACCCTCATCAATGAGAACTTGCCACCAGGACTCGTAGGGATGCCCCCACTGGACCTGACTACGCAGACGATCGTGGGACATCTTCCGTCGGTAGCGAAAGGCCTCTTCATGGCACGCGCTATCGAGTTGGGCATCGGCCGAAAGTGAGCCATGAGCGCAACGAACCGCAAGCAGTCCGCGAAGGCCCACGACAAGTACCCCACGGACATTCGCTTGGTGCAGGCGGCGTTTGACCTGCTTACGGAGCACCATCCGCAGTTCGTTTCAAACGCGACACTGTTCCTGGAAGCGGGTGCGGGTCGTGGTCCATTCTGTGAGGTCGCGCGCACGTACTGTCGCAATCTTCAGTGTCGTCCGCTCGGTGTGGAACTGCATCCGGACGTGAAGCGGTTCGACTATCAGCTCATGCAACAGGATTTCTTATGCTGGAAGTCGCCTATACGTTTTGATTTTCAAGCAACGAATCCTCCTTTCACCTACGCTGAAGACTTCATCCGCAAGGGTCTTGAGATGCTTCAACCGCAGGGCATGATGCTCTACCTCATGCGCATCGGTGTCGCTGCCAGTGTGGGACGTACCGAACTCTGGGAAGAGGTCATCAAGCTCAAGGAGCTGTGGCTGATTCGGCGAAGGCCAAATTTCAACACGACACGCTCGGGAAGCTCAGATGCGACCGAGTATGCCTACTTCCTCATGACACATCGCACTCGCGAGAACGCAAAAGTGCCCACCATCTTTCGCTGGCTCGATTGGTGACGCGTGCCGAAGACAACGCTCGTGTATGCGCAGTCCCTCGAAGACTTCGTGAAAGAGCTTCGCGCTGATGCCAACCGCTTCGAGCGCCACTGGGTGCAACAGCATAAGACGAAGCCCGATCAGTACCCCATGAAGATGGGCGGCGGGGACTGGTGGGAGCAGTTCTTGGCGTGGCTTGAGACCTCATGATACGGGACTTTGTCCCGTCCACCCCCAGGTTCAGCGACAGTTTACAAGTTGCATTTCTGCTTGACAGGCCGTCTCTTCTTTTCGATCATGTCCTATCGATAAACATCGAAAACCAAGTTTCAGAGACGCCACAAGAAGGAGGCAACCATGAGTGAAACACACACTGAGACGACCCCTGAGTCCACGTCTGCGGCGGCTACTAAACCCACACTTACTCCCGGAAAAAAGAAGCCAGCGCCTCCCAACGTCGTCAACGCGAAAGACCTCGTGGCTACACGCAGGACAATAGAGCGCCTTTTCAAACACCACAGCGAGGCCGCGAAAGTTTGGCAGAACGCGCTTCGCGAGCTTCAGCGTCTCGATTCTTCTGTTCAGCGTCTAGCGGGAGGAAACGGAAACACCAATGTTCCTCTTTCCGATCTGGATGAAGAGAACGTTGAGGTGCCGACATGACCGGATACAAAGATCCAAATCTGACGCGCGAACAACGCATCATCATGGACCTGTTCTTTGATAGACGGCGTTACGCGCGGGCGGCTGAAACGGTGATCGTCAACGGATACATCCCTGCTCAGAGCACCAAGGGTTACATCACATCAGAACAGGAAGTGGCGTTAGCTCAAGCGGACCTTGTACGCTTGGGTACTTGGTCAGCCAAAACGCTTCACAAAGAAGTCACACGTATGTCCGACGACGTCTACAACCGCGGAATGCTTTTGGGTGGTCCGGGCAAAGGATGGCGGTGGTCTCAGCGTGCACGTGATGAGCAACTCGCATCCGAACGTGCTCTGATGGTGTTGCTTGGTTGGTTGAAACGGATTCGTAATGCGTTTCATCGCATGAGCAATGGAGGTCGTTACGGACCTAAAACAGTGCTGGAACGAGACGCGTACGCGGAGATTCATTCGTTGATCTGCCAGTTGATCGACGTCACAAGTGACTTGAAAGAGAAGGCGCGTGCGCGCAAGGCTGCTTTGTTTGGCGAAGTCACCTACGCCGAGGCGCTTGCTGGCACTTTTGTCCAGGGGATGAGCCAAGCAGAGTGCCAGGTCTACGCGCGCCAGACCAAACAGGAATACCAGCCATGAGTGCGCGTCAACGTATCGGTCAGCGCTACGAAATTCTTCCACCCGTCGGTTTTTTCGAGGCTCAGAGTGTACGCCTTGGGCCTTGGTGGGACTTCCTCAAGAAGTACTATGGTAGTGTGTGTTGGGAAGAGAAGCGCGGGCTATTCTTGGCTCGCTATCCCAAGTGCAATCGTTGTCCTGCTCCTGCGACGACGGTACATCATCTGAACTACCTTCGTATCGGGAATGAATACTGGGAGGACCTCGAGTCGCTCTGTTTGCCCTGTCATGAACTGCACCATGGACGGGAGTTCACGTTCTATGTCGCATGCCCTACGTAAACCCTGTCCAAGATGTGGTCACACGGATGGGTACATTGTAGTCAAGGGAGGACAAGACACCGTTCGGTGTGGACGATGTCATAGTTATCAATATTGCGCACCGAAGACAGAGACAGGGCGTGCGGTACGGTCCATCGTGACGGTGCATGATGCTGTTGATCGTGACTTGCGTTTGAAGATTCTTTTTCGAGCGACCGGCAAGTGTGAAATTTGCGGTTGGCGTCCTGCTGAAGAAGAAGGGCTTTGTGTAGGCCATTTGCTAAGCGTCAAAGTGGGCTTTCAGGCGGGTTTGCCGGATGACCTTCTTAACTCTGAAGAAAATCTAGCTGCAATGTGTTACGCCTGCAACGCTGCAATTGGCGACGGGGTACTCCCTCTTCGTTTGGCAATCGCCATCCTTCAGCATCGACGAGAGGAATCTACATGAGCGCACGAGACCGAACGCAACTTGCTTCACTAGGTTTTGCCGATCCTGACAAAAAGAATCCTGTGCACGACCTTGCGTGTCAATACATACATGAAAAGGATACACGGATACGGGTGTGTCAGAAACTCTTCGATAAGGATATGGGGGTGTATTCTTGGGTTCAGACTGAGTATCCGCTGTCCAAAGGGCAAGGTAGGTATAAAACAACCATTGGATTCCTAGATGTTGTTTTTCCATGGGGTATGGTTGCGTCGCCGGCACTCATGCGAAAAACAATTGCAGGACAATCCTGTGGTCTCATCGTTGTTGAAGTGAAAACAACGAAACCGTTAGTCATGGGGGATACCATTCGTCAATTGCGTCTGTATCAAGAGTATTGGGTACCTGAGGACCTTGTCCGTAAATTCTGGGAAGAGACACGCCAGTGGGACGTGGGTGCACGTCGTCTTTGTGAGGCAACGTACTGGGTGCTCGCAACTACATTTCCTATTTCAAACGCTGAACGCGACTTTCTTTCCAAAGAAGGATTCCACCATGTATTTCTAGGTGATGGTTTTCAACATTGGATCGAAGCGCGTGAAGACAAGGCCTGCGCAGAAGAAAAGGAAAACTCGTGCGTATCAATCTAGCCGGCTTCAACATCGACCGTGACGTCCTCCAGCAACACGTGCCCGCAAATGACCCTCGGGCCTTCAATGCGCTGACTCCCGAAACTCTCTCCGCCGCCTACGCCCGCATCAGCCGGGCTCCTGAGCCCGTCGATGAATTACGGCGTAAAGCCGCGGAGGATGTGGCAGCGGCGAGGACATCGAACGAGAAGATCGTCTTCGGCTACGGGCACGCTTCCGTGGCTGAACACGCGGTCTTCAACTTCGATCTCATCGACGTGTCGCGTCTCGCGATTGAAGCTGTTGAGCACGCACGCTTGTGCTCGTACACGGAGAAGTCGCAGCGCTACGTCACCTTCGATCGAGACAAGGTCGAGTACGTGGTCCCTGAAGAGATCATCGAGGTGGGTCTTCGGAACGAGTTCATGGACTTCATCAAGGAGACCCACGACCAGTACCACTTCATTCTTGGACGCATCAAGGATCAGGAGCGCCCACAGGGAGGCACTGCGCAAGAAGACGCGAGGTACGTGTCTACGCTCGCGGTAGCTGGTCAGCTCGGGATGACGTGCAATGCACGCAACCTCGAGACACTCATTCGTCGCTTGGTCGCGCATCCCCTCGAAGAAGTGCGCGGTATCGGTCAGACGCTGTATGTGCGCGCCAAAGACGTGGCTCCGTCCTTGCTCAAATACGCTACGCCGGAACCCTTGCGGTTGGCACAGACCAGCAAAGTGCAGGAGGCATTGCGGCTTCAGTGTGCGGGACTCTTCGCAGCCCCCGCAGAACGAGTCGAGTTGCTCGCGGCCACGGGCAACATGGAGGGCGGGAGCGGGGGAGACCACATCATCTTATCGGCTCTGGTGCACCAGGTCTCGCGCGTGCCCTTCGACATGTGCTTTGCGACTGTCGCACGTCTTTCTCCCGAACAGCGCAAGGGACTCATGCTGAACGTCCTCTCCACGATGGACGTCTACAGCGCCGCACCGCGCTGCTTCGAAATGTGCGATCTGACCTTTGAGCTGATCGTGTCCGCGAGCTGTTTCGCGCAGCTCAAACGGCATCGGATGCTCACACTGCTTCCTCAGATGTACGACCCCTCACTGGGCTACACGATCCCTGCGTCTGTTGCGCAGGACGAGCCTGCCCTCGAACGGTTCAAGGCGGTGATGAGGACAGCGGAGGCGTTCTACAAGAAGCTGGCCCGGGTGTGCAACGAATCTCTCGCCGAGTATGTGCTCACCCAGGCGCATCGTCGCCGAGCGCTCGTGAAGATGAATGCGCGCGAAGCCTACGCGTTCAGCCGCCTCCGCGAAGACAAGCACGCTCAGTGGGAAATTCGTGAAATTGCACAACAAGTGATGGGATTGGCGCGACGCGTGATGCCTCTGACGATGGCGCTGGCGTGTGGAAAGGACGCCTTCGAAGAATGGCGTAAACAAGTACTTTCCTGTTGACTTGTTCAAGTTCGAACATCAAAATGGTCATGTTTTTGCCACTAACATGGCAAACTGGACAAGGAGAATGAACATGGCCAAGAACGGACGCGTCAAGAACAAGGATCGCGTGCTGAAGGCCTGGAAGTCCGCTTCCTGGCCGCCCGCACTCGGAGCGAAGGTTCGTCTCTTCGCCCCCAAGGACTTCCGTGGCAAGGTGGCAAAGGTCATCGCCGTGGGGGACGAGAAGGCGAAGAACAGCACGCGCAGAGCGCCGAAGGGCAAGATTCGCATCATGTGCGAGTCCTACCAGTTCAGCGTGTCGAAGGAACAGGTCTTCCCGGCCGATGTCACGCTGAAGCAACTCCAGGGCTAACGAGTAACGCCACTAGCCCATCGTTTCCAGGAGAGCATCGATGAAACGGCTGTACGTAGGGAATCTCCCCTACGCGACCACGAAAGAGGATCTCGAGGACCGCTTCGGACAGCATGGTGAACTGACCGACGTGAAGGTCATCACCGATCGTGAGACTGGGCGCAGCAAGGGTTTCGCCTTCGTGGAGTTCAAGAACGAAGGGGATGCCGAAGCCGCGCTCAGCGAGGATGGGATGGACTTCAACGGACGTCCCATGCGCGTGAAAGAAGCGGAACAGAAGGAACGTCGCAACAACGATAACGGGCACCGTCAGGAAGGACGTGGTGGGCGGCCCGGAAGTCGTGAAGGTCGTGGTGGGCGGAGAGACGCACGAGAATAGCGGCCGGAGCGTACGGTCGTTCGCGAGAGCCCGTCATCTCAGTTGAGGTGACGGGCTTTTTTTACATTCAACGAAAGGAAACAGACGATGATCTATACGTTTGGTTGGAGACGAGATCTGCCTGACCATAGGGACTACACGCAAGAACACGCAGCGGTGAAGCTTATCCTGGGTTCGTCCAAACCCTTGCAGGCAGCAAAGAGCACGCGACCGGCCACCAAGGACTTGCGTGAGTACTGTTCGCCCATCGAGAACCAGGATGTGCTGGGATCATGCACGGCACACGCAGGCGTGGGGCTCATGGAGTGGTTCCAGCGTCGTGCGTATGGCAAGCACCTCAACATGAGTCGTCTCTTCCTCTACAAGGTTGCACGTCGGCTGGTTGGCATCAAAGGCGATGAAGGATGCTATCTGCGAACGACAATGCAGGCCATGCTCATGCTCGGAGTTCCTCCGGAGAATTTCTGGCCCTACAAGGTCGCTGACTTCGAGAAAGAACCCGACGCATTCATCTATTCCCTGGCGCACAAGTTCGAAGCGTACAGCTACTACAAGCTGTACCCCACCAGGGATAAGAGCCTGATTGACGTTCTACGTGATCATCTCGCAGGTGGATTGCCGTTCATGTTTGGATTCACCGTCTACTCCAGTATCTCGAATGACGGTTGGATTCCCATTCCAGGTCCTGCTGATCGCGTGGAGGGGGGCCATGCCGTCATGGCCGTGGGATACGACGATACCAAGAAGGCCTTCCTGATCCGCAATTCGTGGGGTACGAGCTGGGGCCACAGCGGCTATGGCTGGCTACCGTATTGGTACTTCGAAAACGGTCAGGCCGAGGATTGCTGGTCGCTGGTGCGAGCGAACTTCATCGATACCGACCTGTTCAAGGTTTGAAGTACTTGACAGACTACGTGCATTCCTTCATCCTGTAGCTCTGATGCACTCCATGCCCTTCCAGTACTTGTATTACCTACCTCGGCTCTTAGGTTAAGAGCCTTCGCGCACTCAACTCGACAACTGAATACGTACGCGGGTCGGTAGCCCAACTGGAAGCTGGCGCCAGCCTCAGGAGCTGGTTGTTGTGGGTTCGAATCCCTCCCGACCCACCGCGGAAGGTGCCCATAAGGCAGGCCGGGCCTGCGGCTGACTGTAGATCAGCTCCCGCACGGGCGAGTGGTTCGACTCCATCACCTTCCACCGTGTGCCGCGGTAGCCCAAATGGAAGCTGGCGCCAGGCTAAGGACCTGGAGGTTGCGGGTTCGAATCCCGCCCGCGGTACTTCGGGTCGGTAGCCCAACCGGAAGTGGCCCCCGTCTCAAAAGCGGGCATATGCGGGTTCGAATCCCGTCCGACCCACTGAAGGGGATAAGGAACGGCGCCGCCTGCGCGAGAACGTTGCAGGTCCCCGTCTGACTGAAACAGTCGTTGAGTAGCCTCTCGGCCGGCGCCATCACGATTATAGCTTGCCGGCAGGATCTCATCTTCGCTGGTGACGCTGATCATCTGGCTGTACCCGTACCCACCATAGAAAAAAGGCGCTGTGACCGTTTCCGATCAGAGCGCCTACCTTCGCCTCACGTTTCCGTTCAGCGAACAGACTACATGGTACAAGAAGGGTTCTGAGACGTCAACACTTTTCTTTAGGCCCATAGGGAAAGACCCAGGAGGGCCGTCCTGGGTCTTTCGAGAAGCTCGACAACAGGGAAAGAATGGCGACAGTCAAAGCGTATCGTAACGGCCCTTATTGGTCAAGCAGCCTTTCGGAAGTATCCCAGGATGGCGAGGAGGGCACGTCCATGGACTTTGCCCTCCGTGATGGACAGCTCCGTGGTGGACCGGTTGGGGACGATGATGAACGTGAAGGTGCCCATCCCTTGTGCGTGCAGTACACGTTCCATCGTTTTGCTGCATCGATCGAGGTACCACTCGGTGATGTTCTGGAGCGTGTAGAGCACGCTCGTTTGAACATCATCGGTGATGAGGTTGATGTGGTCGCCTGAATCGAGAATGAAGAGCGGTGCCCCATCGATGGGCGTATTCACGCTCTCCGGGGTGAGTCCCAGGGGCATGACCTCGCCCATTTCTTTCAGCTCATTGAGGTCGTAGCACAGCGTGTCGTCCGGTTGCAGATGCAGGGCTTTGTCCGTGAGAAACTTCGTCTCGGTGGACACCGCGGGAAGTTTCCGCAGTCGTTCGTAGAGTGCTTCGAGGATGCTCGTTCGATACGCCGCATTCGCGTCCTGGGACTGGTCAGCGAGCAGGTAGCTCCCGATGAGTTCGATGGGAGTGCCCCGGGTACGAAGCTGGTCGATCGTGCCATCATCGTCTTCGCGCAACATTTGGGGCGGCACGGGAATGTTGATAGAGATCTCGGCGCATCCGTGTTCTGCGGCTTTTGCGAACGCGGCTGCGATGCCTTTGCCATCTACTTCCACGACTGTCTTCGTCGTCATCTTGAGTTTCCTTCGATACGTCTTGGTTTCGTCTCCGGCGTACTTTTCACACAGTTCGGTCTCCGTGGGCGTCATGTCTTCCTTGCAGGTCTTGAGCAGGAAGTTTCGGATGTACCCCGACGGAACTGTATCGAGGTAGCCCCCCTTGAAGCGCCCTCGAAGCAGGATGTACCGGCCATTGGCCATACGCTGGATGTAGTCGCCCATGGCGGCGGGTCCAGCGTCATTCATTTCTTCGCGACCTTTTTTACTCGGTAAAGTCATGTCTTCAGCGTCCACTCTGGTACGTGGTAGACCTGGCAAGGTACAGGCTTCGTAGCACAGATTGAACGGTCCACGCATGGGGGCCAGATCGCACCGCCAGTGCAGAGCAAGCTGACGAAGATGTTAGGTTGTTGATTGTAGAACAGGCACCAACCGTTGTGCTTGTTCCGGCCCCCATGCTTTGCAGAGAGTATGTCGGCACCCTCTGTGAACGGACGGGGAATTGTGTCGAGATCACCCTCATCCTTAGCAGTACGAGTCTCTGATGGTTGCGGCAACGCGGTCCCAGTCGGGCATGTCGTTGATGGGGTCCCAGATGAGCCGCGTGACCTTGACCGCGTGTGCCCAGGGAAGGAGGCCGGTTTCCGCTTCATGGAGTAGCTCCTGGTAGCCAGTCCGAAGATCCCGCAGATAGGACAGCGGAACTTTGACCTCCGCTTCACGGTTGCGAGCTTTCATTCGTTCGTAGGCCGTCTCAGGTTGCACATCGAGGAAGATGAGCTTGGTGGGCGGCATGAGTGACGTGCAAGCGTCGAGGTAACTGTCTTCGTAGATCTGCCAGAAGTCGGGATCGATGTTGCCCGCTTTCATGTGCAGCTTTGCGAAGACCCTGTCTCCACTGATAGAACGGTCAAGAATCGCTCCTTTGTTGCCCCCGATACCAGTGGCTTCAACAGCGGCGAGTTGTTGCATGAGCTTGCGTTTGTTGAGCAGGTGCATCTGCATCGGGAAGGCGTAGTACTTGGGATCGTCATAGAACTTCTTGAGGTAGGGGTTGTCATCGGCGGGTTCTTCGACGACACGGAGGCCTAGTCTTTGGCCGATTTCACGACAGAACGTTGTCTTACCTGCACCAATGATGGCTTCGACCCAGAGAAGCGGTAGGCGGCGCGCGTTGGGATTGATCACTTCTCTTCTCCCTTGGAGATCCCGCCACCAACGCCTACTTGGGTTTTGGTGGCGGGACGGTTGACGTATTTGTGCTGATAGCCTGCTTTGCGACGTGCAGATCCAGGATAGGTAGGAATAGTCACAGTCGGGATGCTTGAACCGGTGGAGATGCCCAGACAGACCACCAAGTTGAAGCTACCGCACTTCGGACAATCGCTCGTTACGGGATTTTCGCTGTCCACGAGATCTTCTTTCGTGGCTCCACAATCTTGACACTGAAACTCACACATCTTGAGCATCAGGCTTCTCCTAGTACTTCGACTTCTGCACCAAGAGAGACGAGTCCTTCGAGGAGTTCAGGGTGCGGACGCTGTACGAAGACGAAACGGAGTTGACGTTTCTCGAGGGGATTCACATCCCACTCCACATGCACTGTTTGCAGCAGGCCAAACGGACGACCCTTGTAGGTGGTGAACAAGGATCCTTTGATATCTTGTTGACGGGCGTAGATGCGTAGAGGGTAGGCGTCGTTGTGATTGAGACTGTCGGGCGGCAGGCTGTACGGGTTGTCTTCCTTGATGTACTTGAAGAATACTTCGTTTTGGTCCGTGTTCAGTCGAAAGTGTTCAAGGCAGATCAGGTTGCCCTGTTCGTTGATAGCGACATGTTCGTGGGGGCCAATCTGCACGCAGAGGTCATGTTGTGGCATGTCGGCTAGATAAACATTGAATGGAGGGTAAGTCAAGCGAAACGAGGAGATGGGAGATCTAACTGATCGCTTCAGCGCCTGACGTCATGATGTCAGGAAGCCAACCGATGGTGGTTCCAATACCGAGTCCACCGAGAACGTTCTTGAGGAGTGTGCCAGGGTGTTTTCGGGCACGAAGTAGCCCCGCACCTGTTCCGATGATAGCTCCAGCTGCTGTGCCTCCCTTGCGAATACGTTCTTCGGTTGTGCGTGCAGGCGTGAACGCAGTCTTGGTTAAGCCAAGGTCACGAAGTGCAGTCGCATGTCCGAGCTGGTGAAACATCAGTAGGGCCTCGTGACCCCTTTGGCGGGGCTGATGTTCTTCAGTACTTGCTGAAGACGCCAGGCGAGGTTGTTTGTCTCAGGGACATCACGCATCAATGCGCCCGCGTCAGCCGTCTTGATGCGCGCCACACCGAGCTTCGGGGGCATTGCGCCCTCGGGAGGCATCGTGCCCTCCGGGGGCATGCCTGCGCCTTCGGGGCCACCGGGGGACGCTACCTGCGTGCCCGGGACGGCTTCTTCGGGATTCGAGACTTCTACTTTCGCGCCGGGCTCCGCGGCGAAGATGCTGTTGAGCCCGGTGGGATCCTGAGTCGCTTCGGGGGTCACCTTCACGGTAGTCGAGCGTTGACCATCCGGGGTGATCTTCATCTGAAGCCCCTGAAACGTGCCACCGGGCAGCAGCTGAATCGCTTCTTCCGCGCTCGCGGGTTGCGGTGGCGCTTGCTGTGCTTGGCTGCCTCCACTCCAGTAGTTCGGGTCGCCGAGGGCGGCGTCGGCCTGCTTGCGGAACTCTTCGAAGGCCATACGCGCGCCCAGGTCACGGGCGTACTTCAAGTATGTGCTGCTCATCGCTTCCTCCGCGATCTTCTTCGGCGTTTCAAACGTCGCCTTGACCTTCTTCTCGAACTCTTCGAACGGCATTGTCGTCATCGAGCCGAAGAAGCCGGGTTTGTTGTAGTGTGCGAGGTATGCGCTTTTGGCTGCATCGGCAGACATGAACCCCAGCATGCACTTGTCTTCATCATACACCTTGAAGTCAGGTGCTTTCATCTGGTGCACGACGTAGACGTTGGGAGCCCGTGTGTTGGGACCGACGTAGCAGTCTACATGATCCCCGTCGACACCTTCAGTGCGACGGATGTAGCCATACGGCACGCGCATCTTGGTGGTGCCACGCTTGTTTTCGTGGGGATCGAACCAGTGGCGCAGTTCGCCTTTGTCCGTCTCGACAGAGATGGGCAGGCCGCGAAAGGTGAGGCGGCGAGAGAGTTGACGGCGTGCGAACTTCAGGTTCATCAGGTCACTGAAACAAGTTGCTGCTTGCGTTTTGTGCTTGGGACGTTCCGGTATTCGCGTATTCTTTTTTCGGTCCTACGGTTCCTCCAGGTACCGACCCTGGTACGCTGCCTGTGCCGAGGGGAACCATCTGCACGTCCACTGGCTGTGTTGGACCTTTGTTCGTTGCCAAGGGATTCGGTGATGCTTTGAACGAGGGAGACGTACTCGGAGCGCCCAGCTGACCCGCGCTCTTGGTGACAGGTGTCGGGAGTAGTTCAGCGGGTGTCCGTGTAGTCGTGGTGATAGGCGTTACGCCCAGAGCTTCATCCAGTGCTCGCGAACTTACCGTGATGGGTTGTCCGTTAGGGCCCATGAGGCGAACTGACCCTGCGACAGGTCCGGGTTGGGCTGTGGGTAGTGCTTTTCGAAGTTGGTCCAATCCCTGTCGAAGTTCTCGTTGTTCGAGACGCCGTGTGATGGGTGCAAGAACACGTCGGCTCAACGCAGGGATATCGACAAGCGCGGGCCACGCGGCATCTTTTTCGAGGCCGAGATCAACGAGTGCGCGATGCGCGCCCTGTGCGTAGAACGGGTTCACTTTGTTGGGTCTCCACCGGGTACTGGGCCAGGACTTGCGCTGGGAACTTGACTCGCTTGGAGTCCACCCGGGAAGTCACTCGCCTTGGGCGGTGCAGCTGGTGCAGCGGGCTTTGGCATCTGCGCAGGTGGTGTTGCGCCGGGCATGCTTCCTGGTTTCGAACCGGGGATGCTTCCTGGTCCTGATGGTGCTGTGGACGGTCCCGGCATCGAAGGTGTTGGTTGCGCTTTCGGAGGCTGCATAGGCGCAGAAGAGGGCGTCTGCGGTGCGCGGAACTGGCCACCACCCACCATCTGACCCGCGTTGAGCTTGGCTCCGAGACTGCCCGGAGGTGGCGCACCCATCGGACCTGGCGCACTCAGCAGAGGCGCAGCTTGTTTGATGAGCCCGAGGGCTGTCAGGGCGTGGTACCAGCCGAGCTTGACGAAGGTCATCATGGGCTCCTAGAGCATCACGCCTTCACGACGAAGCGCATCGACGGTGCTGCTCTTCCCACCTGTGATCGGTGGTTTGGGTGGCGGAGGCGGTGGTACAGGGGGCGGTGCAGCGGTCTTGAACAGCCCCAGTGTGCGAAGTGCTTCCATCTGGCCTTGTTTGTAGAACTGCATCAGTTGCTCCTAGTAAGGCACGCGCGGTGCGGCTACTGTTTGTGCATGGCCGAGATGCCATGCAGGCAGATCGGCGCGGGTGACAGAGGTTACGGGATTGCTCGCAGACATGGAGGACAATACGGTAGGTCCGCGCAGACTCGCCGTTCCTGAATCAGTGCCGTACACTTTTCCCTGTTCACCGAGTACACGCTCGTAGTGCTGCTTGGCCTGCGACTTGGCGGCTTGTTCGGCTGCGTTGAGCCCTGGTTCCAGGTGCATTTCGGTCATGAGTTCGGGGGTGCCGGGGCGCGTCAGCGCTTGGCGAAGGCGACGCGCGCCCGTGACTTGCGGAACCTCAGCGCGGCCAGAGAACTCGGTCAAGCGTTGCATGAAACTCTTGGCCGCAGGAGTCAGCTCTTTCATGATCGCGGTCGCGGCTTCTTTGCTGAGACCCAGCGAAGCGAACGCGTACCCCTGTCCCTGTGTGTAGAAGATCGTCATGTTCTACATCTTGAGTGGCGGCATTTTGCCGCTGAGCTGACGTTGAGGAATGCGGAACGGGTTGCGAAACATTCGACTGAGCAACTTGTTCATGTCGAATTTCGGCATCTTCAGTTTGAAGAGTCGTTTGATCTTCCGGTGAATCTCCATGAAGGGGTTTTTGCGCGCCTTGACGAGGAGCGGCAGCACTTTGGCTTCCTTCACGTAGTGAAGGAGACCTAGGTCTGCGAGCGCTTGCTCACGTCCTGCGTCATAGAACGGCATCAGTGTGCTCGTTTGAGCGCGTTGATGAGCGCATTGCGAATCGTTGGAGCCCCCGCGACGGCGAGTCCTGTACCCGCGCCCATGAGCCCACCCCACGCTGACTGTTCCCCAGGATGCTCTGCACCCATGATGAGTCCGGTACCGAGACCTCCAAGTGCGCCCATGCCTGCTTGAACCGGCATACGTGTCAGGTATTCACCTGCGGGCCCCTCGAGCGTCTTGAGTACACGCGCTTGCATGGCCGGTGGAAGACCCAGCGCAGCGAATGCGGTGCGTTGACCAAGCTTGAACATCATCAGAGTCCTAGACGACCTCGAAGGTCATCCACAGGAGACTTCTTTTCAGTGGTCAAGCCAGCAGCGCCTCCACCTGCGAGTCCTCCGAGTGCACCAGAGGCGTATGCAGGGTTGCTCAGAACTTTCATGCGTGGGTTGGCCACGTTTTGTGCAGCTTGACGGCCAATCGCAACTTCTGCGGCACGGTCGGCGGGAGCGCCGGTGATGCGTTGTACTTCACCCAGATTTTGCCCGATCTGCCGTTCTATCGTCTGATTGGCGCGAGAGATGTAGTTCGGGTTGGCGCGTTGGAAAGCCTTTGCTTTGAGACCGCTGTGGGCTCCACCGACGAGGCCACCCGTGAGCGCACCGCCGGCCATCCCTCGAAGGAATCCCGACCCACCTTCACCTTCGGGTGCCGCAGCGAGGCCGCCCACACCACCCGTTACTGCGCCGGTGATAGCACCTTTGGCAGCGCCACGTCCCATGGTGCCTACGAGCTGGCGTCCTGCGGTGAGGAGATCGGCATGTTTGATCAGTCCGAGCGCCTCGCACGCGACCTTGACACCTCTTGCGTAAAACGAAGACATCGTTATCTCCTCATGATGACGTGTTTGAGCGCGCTAGGTACTCCACGCATCTTGCTCATTGCAGCTGCGAACCCTGGTCGCGTTGCTTCCAGATGATGGACAACATCGGGAAGTTGACTCGCTGCGAGGATGGGTATATCCGCTAGTCCACTGAGGACGGCTGTGCGGGGTCGATCTTCGGGACGTGGAGCGATGAGCCAACCGATGCCTGCACCTGTACCGACACCGACGGCCATACGCTTGAGCATCTGTGCCGCACCGGGGCTGAGTGCGGTTTTGACCGAACTTTCCTTCTTGCGTGCAAGAAGGCCCGCGCCCGCGCCAGTGAGCCCTGCGATACCTGCGGCTTCACCGAAAATGCGCTTGAACTGTTCCGCACGGTCCGGGTTCAACTTTTCGATGACTTTTCCAGCCATCGGCGAATGCACAGAGACACGTGCGGGAATTCTTGAAAGACCACCGCGAATGGCACCGTGTGTTCCCGCTGCGAGTCCTCCGACGGTGCCTCCGAGAAGAGCGCCACGCAAGAATCCTTTGCCGCGTTGTCCTTCATCGCTGGTTGCAGCGCCAGTGACGCCCCCAGTGAGAGCCCCAAGAGGTGCAAGGAACGGTGCTGTGCCCAAAAAGTGCGCTGCCGCAGCAGGATTCTTTTTGGTGATGGCCATGATCGCTCGCCGGATAGGACCCGGTGTCGCGGTCTTTTCGAGACCGAGCACGGTCAAGGCACAGCGTTGTCCTTGCTCGTACATCACGCGAACGCCATTCCCTTCAGTGTGGCGGGTACGGTTCCCGTGGAGACTTTGAGCGCTGTGATGACACCATCACCGAAGATGAGCACGAAGCCGGTGCCCGCTTTGATGGTGAGGGCATCGGTGCTCGCGTTGAGCTTCACCGTGATGTCATTGGTGAGCGCTTGGAGCAGCAAGAACTTTGCACTCGCCATGGGAAGCGCGACGACTTCGTCGGTGACCACACCCGAGTAGACCTTCTCGATGTGTAGCGCCGAGGCGTACACGAGCGAGGCGGCGAGATTGATCTTTGCCGCTTGCTTGCCGTCTTCGAGAGGCCACTGAATCTCGCCAGTGAAAGAAAGTGTGCGTGCCATCGAGGTCTCCTACTCCGCGGCGGTTTGGTAGCCGAGGCGCTCCAGTGCATCGCCAAGGTCTTCATCAGTGGTGGCGCGTCGTCCCTTGTACGCACCGTATGCACCCCCACCGAGCGTGCCTGCGAGTCCACCGAGACCAAGGCCAAGTGCGCCACCGGTCTCTGCACGGCTTCCACCGTGGTGCAGACGGCTGAAGAAGCCACGCTCACCCTTGATGGCATCGATGAGCTTGCCGATGCCTGCACCGGTTAGGCCACCGAGCGCGGCGCCACCGAGTCCACCGCCGATCTGTCCGAGAAGTGCACCACCGCCTGCGCCTGCGCCGCCTGCGAAGCCTTGACCTTCGGGAGAGGAAAGACCCCCGACGAGAGCTGCGGGGATGGGCCCGAGTGCGCCTGCGATGGGCGTGGCGATGTCAGCGCCTGCGGCGTGTTTGGCGCTGCCTTGTTTTGGCACATCCTCGAGAGCCATCTGTCGGCCCTTGTGTGCACCGTATGCACCACCACCCAGCGTACCGATGCCACCACCGAGGAGCGTACCCAGGAGCAGCGCTTTCTCGGGATCGACGTCAGCACCGAGTGCTTTGGCAAGTCGTCCGATTCCGTAGCCTGCGCCCGCGCCAAGACCTGCTCCACCGATTAGACCGCCCCAACCACCTGCGAGACTTCCAATGCCTGCGGCAGTGCCCGCTTCTGCGCGGTGACCTTTGGGTGCAGTGAGTCCACCCACTACGCCTGCACCCAAGGGCGTGACAGAACCAAGGAGCGGTGTGAGGATTTCGCCCTTCGCCATCTTCATGAAGTCCGCGTGTGCCGTGCGAGCGCCCATGTCGTAGGCCGTCTTGAGTTGGGGGTGCATGCGACTCTTTCCTTTCACGAAACGTTTGCGAGCCGTGCGATAGCGTTCGCTGGTGCAATGCTCGGTGCATCAAAGAACGCGTAGGGCACGACGCGGGGTCCGTCAATGTGGTTGAGTGCGGTAAGCACGTCATCTTGGAGATGGTCTGCGACGCGCATCAGGGATCGTTTATCCCACGTACCGAAACGTTGGGTATTGCTCATGCGTGTGCGTACCCACGCCATGGACCCCATCGCAGATGCGAATTCAGTTCCGCTCGCCGCAGCCGCATTGAAGAGGTTCGTGGTGTTGGTCAAACCGAGAATCCAGACGAGGCGCACAGCGCACCAGAAGTCCCACGAAGGTGAAGTCCACCATGAAGAAAACGCGGTCTTGATTTGCTGTGCGTGCTGATTCGTGATGAGCGTCCACACGTAGATGTTGGTCGTAGGATCTTTGAGTGCTGTTTCGTTGTACTTGACACGTGTCGCGTCACGAAGAGGTACTTGCATCAAACCGACAGGTCGGCGACGCAGATCGCGAGTACGGGGGTCAATGTCTCCATTCGACTCGGCGACCATGTGCACGATGGCCAGTCCCATCGGAATGGGTCCACGGAAGCGATTGATCACTTCCCGCCACTTGGCCTCGAGCAGGCGCAGACGCGCCAATGTTACCTGGTAAAACGTCATTTGCTGCGCGCGATTTGTCCCAGCGTGCGGATGATGCTGACGCTGCTCGTTTTCACTGCTTCTTCGACGCCTGGAACGTATCCGTGCCCAACAGTTTCGCCGGGGTGCAACAGCGATTCGTAGCGTTTGCCTTTTCGTCCCAGCATGTCGAGTTCCCAACTTCCTGCGGGAGCTACGAATGGTTTGGGACCAGCACCACGTAGTGCTTGGCCTATGCGTCGGCCAGCACCTCGAAGCAGCATCGCACCGGTAAGGCCGCCAGCAACCAGTCCAGCTGGCAGCAACCAGTTCGAAGACTGGGATGTGGGTTCCGTAGGCGTGACGCCTGGCAGATACCCGAGTTGCCCGAGGTCCGGGTTGTCGAGGGCCTGTTCGTAGCCCCCGTAATCGTATTGCGACGGCATCTGTGCGGTCTTGGTCATCCCGAATTTCCTGCTGCAATTATAGGCGATTACCCTACGGATCGAAAGGCACGTTGGCTGTGCTATTCGAGGCGTCGACAGGGTTCATCTGATCGTCGAAGGTCTTCTTGCTGACGGTGCTTTCAGGGGGTGTCCCTGGTTTCATGTCGTCGCCAAAGACAGTGTCTTCCAGAGAACTCAACAGGTTGTCGATGCTGTCGAGAGCGTCTTCGAAGGGTGTATTCCCTGAGCCCGCACCGAAGATGAGTTCGAGTAGTGCTTTGGTGGATGCGAACTCTGCGGGGTTGGGTGCACCGAGCAGTAGCACGATGCCAGCGGTAAAGCCCGTACGGAAGAAGGGTGGTGCGGTGTCGTCGCTGGTGTCCGTGAGGCGAGTAGTCAGTGTGCGCAGAAAGGTGTCTACGCCACCGCTCGCTTCATCGATGGATGTCACATAAATACCCGCGGCAGGCAACGATAGAAGCGTGGAGAGCTTCGCGACTTTTGCATTGATCTCGTCTGCGAAATCTTGATAGCGCGTGAGTTCAGCGGTGAGAAATTTGATGTAGCTCTGGAGAGCTGCGTTGGCACCCAACGTGAAATCACCGAGGGAAGCAATACGCGCTTGTAACATGGCCATGAAGAACTTCAGATCAGGAATGAGATCGAGCACACTGGGGTGAGAAATCCAGTCGGGCTTCACGCCCCCGCGCGTCGAAGGTAACGTGGTTTCTATCCGTGCACTGACAACGTTGCTGATCTGCGTGTACTTTTGAAGCGTGTACTCCGGTTCCTTTTTGCCTTGTGGGTCTTCTGCAAGCGAATACCGAAACGCGACGGTGTAGTAGTACGTGGTGTCTTTGACCAGTGAAGCGTCGTCGTCGATATACGCGTTGATCACACCGTTGAAGCGAAACTGTTTGATGAGTACGGTCTTCTTATCCGCAGATGTGAGGGCGTTGCTGACTTCCGTTTGTTCACGGGTCAACTCGGCGGGTTGAGAGCCCCCAAAGATTGCCGTCCAGTCTTTCGCATTCATGATCTCGTCATTCGTAGATCGAATGACCGCAACTTCTTCAAGACGAATGCGTGCACCGTCAAATTCAGCAAGGACTTGCAGCGTCGGTGGATTGCCCCACTTCAACTGCATCCCTACACGTACCGAGTTTGGTGCTGCGATGGGTGTTACGCTCAAATCTTGTGGTGTTTTGGTGATGGTGTTGGGGATGAGTGGATTGCCCTTCAGAGCGGTTCCGAGCAGGCCTTGGATGGCACGCAAGAGGTCGTAGACACCCACGACCGATTGGGCACCACAGAGAATGACTGTGGCGTGTATAGCTTCGGTTTCACCATACCTGGGTGCGTTGGGATCATCGGGATCGTAGGTTGCTTCGATGACTGTACGTCCGAAACCTTCGTTGCCTTGGTCGTAGTGCCCTACACGTTCGAGCGCCTGTTGAAGCGCGGTCTTGGTTTCGTCACTGATCGTTTCATCGATGACCCATGAGTCTTCTTCATGAGGCATCGTGAGAGGATCCGCCATGTTGTCAGGCAACCGTTTGCGCAACGGCACCACGAGCATATGCAGCCGGGCATCGACCTTGATGTACTTGTTGAGCAGTTCTTCGAGAATGGCCAAGGCAGCCTTGATCGCGAGCGCTTGAGGGTTCAACAGGTCGATGGCAAGCGCAGAAATGATCTGAAGGATGCTTTTTTGAATGCTGATGAGTGTGGCGATGGTGCTCGTGACAGTAGCGATCCCCGACGCAACTTGTTTGAGGGGTTCCAGGGGGGCTTTGATCGAAAGGTTTGTCCAGTTGCCCATCAGAGGTCCTTCAGCGCCTTACGCGCTTCGCTGAATACGCTTTTCATTTGTTCAAGTTGGGCTTTTCCGTCGGGGTGTTTTTGCAGTGCGGGTACATGGATTTGTACCATGCGTTCCAAACCCGCGAGACGTTGCGCTACAACGAGTCGTTGGGCTCGCAATACGAGCTTGGAAAGGCGTTCAACGAGTCGATGTGCCCCCTCGAGTGGCTGCCATTGTCCCATGGCCCAGTCTACCTTAAAAAAAGGGCGTTCGTCCTGGTATAAGAATATGTTCCCCTAGAGCCATAGTTCCAAGAAACGTCTTGTGGCGTGACTTGGAGGCTACGCGAGCCAGCGCGTGGGAGCAAACCTGGTAGTGGCCTCTTCCACGCAAGGAGGATACCCAATGCTGTTCAAGAAGAAGCCGCCGCGCTATGCCGGTCTCCGCGCTGCCGCGGGGACGGTGGCAGTTGGGGCGCTTCTCGAGGTGGGTGCGCTGTTCGTGCGCGCCGTCTCGGAGGCGTACCACAACTGGTCGGAGCGGAAGGCGCTCGAGCGCGCCAGCCGCAAGGCCGCCACCGCGCAGCCGCAGTACCGCGCCAACGTGTAGTTCCACGGCGCAGTCCCCGCCCGTTCTGGGCAAAGCAGTACAACTCCAAACTAAAAGCCCGGGGGTTCTCCCTGTGCTTTTACGTGAAAGGAGGTTCGTGATGCGTTGGGGGTACGTATTGGGGGCGCTTGGACTCGCTGTCGGTGCAGCCATCTTGAGTGCATTGGCACAAGGCGAGGAAGAGCGCCGAGAAGAACGTAAGGTCCGACGGCAGAAGCGTTGGGAAGAAAAACGATCCGCTGTTGTACTTGCGGAGAAGCGTGCGTATGACGCGCAGATGCGTGTGTACGACGAGGGCCAGAAAGAACAGGCTCTCATCGAGAAGTACGCGTCGGCGAGGTCGTACTGGCAGGCGGCAGTGGGTGATGGGAAGTATTACAACTTCACTCCTGTCGGCACACCGGCGGATGACGTCATTGCCGCAGAAGTACTCGAAGTCCTCGACAAAGGTTTGCGTGTTGAGGATGAGAACGGTGTGCGACACTTCATCTCCTTCGAGGGCACGAAGATGGCCCTGGAAGAAGTGGAAGAGTCCGAAGAAGAAGGTCCTCCCGCCCCACCAGTTCCCTGACGCTTCGGCGTCGGCTTCGTCAGTCCTTGACGAAGCCTTTCCCTTTAGGGTCAGATAGACCCATTAACCAGGAGTCGTGTTGGACGACATCGATATTCGACCAGTGATGGTCGATCAACTTACGCAGTTCGCGTCCCAGGATCTCGCAGCACGTTTAACGCGCATCGAGACCCTTCTTCAGACCTATCTTCTGCGTCGTGCAGACGCAGATGAGAATCTTCGACGTCTCAACGAACTCTGTTCGTTCCTCGAAGCCGAGAAGGCAAAGGTGGAGCTTGCCCAGCGGCTTCAGACCGGCGATGTTGTACGGGTCGTGTGCCCGGACTGTCGGGGTAGCGGGCTCAAACCGACGGATGTCACGAGTGGCCGCATACAGACAGGTTCAGCATTCGAATCAGTACGCGCACCGGTACAGCCCGAGAATGATCCACGGCTCCAATGCGGGAAGTGTGAGGGTAAAAAGTGGATCATCATGGAGCGTTATCGAGGATAACACCCTCATGCTCCCGCATATATTACCCGGTAAAGTGAGGGGCGGTGTGCCCGGGGACGAGCCCCGCCTTATTTAGCCAAGACAACCTCTTTTTCTGGTATCAGAAAATAGGAGGTATTTCTATGTTCAAGGTTCTACTACAACAGTTAGGCCTTGAGTACTGTGGACGCATCAAAGGTATCCCCACCTTTGTTGCTAAAACACCGAAAGCTCGTCGTGTTCTTTTCGGGGATGGTACGCTCGCATTTGTGCTGAATCACGCTATTTTCTACCGATCTACGTATGTCATGAAAAATCGAAAGGTGCGGGCGCACGAGCGAGAGCACATCGAACAACGTCGGATATGTGGTCCGATTCTGTTCGAATTGCTCTACCTGATGATGCATTGTTTGAAGGGTTATGACGAGAATCCCTTCGAGAAGGCCGCTTGCGATGCAGAGATTTAGTCTTGCTTAATCAGACGTTCGATACCCTTTGCTCCCAGATAGGTGGCTGCGCCACCAGCGAGAGCAAGGGGTATCGTACGTCTGGTAATGTTACGGAACTTTTTTAAGTCCGCAGGTTCTTTCGCGCCGAGATATTCTACAAACTGTTTGAAGGGACGGAAGGCATTGTAACCTTCTCGTTTTGCAGTTTGCAGAGCAGGTGTACTCAGCGTTTTTCCTTGTTGTGTAGCTTGTTGTTGTGCACGTCGTATCGCCAGACGCTGGCTGATTGTACGTCCTAGAGCTGGTGCTGCAATAGCGCCTATGGGCACTGCTGCAAGAGCCGGATCTTCCGAAATGCCATAGGCAGCAGCACCGAGGCCAAGACCTAGTCCTGCACGTGCACCTAGACCCAGCAGTTTAGTTGTTCGTGGAGAAAAACGTGGTTTGGATGCGACACGTGCTGCAATTGCTTCGTAGGGTGATCCCTCACGCAGGTAATCAGCCGTGAGCACATGTTTGGCGGGTTTGCCTTTGACAACATCCGTGCCTGTCACGAGTTTTTGTGATTGTGCGGGAAGTGTAGAGCAAACATTGCCACTACACACGGGTTGACCAAGATTCTCCAGACCTGGAATCTTTGGGACGAAGATATCGCGAAGGAGTGCTTCAACACCTCGACGAGGCGCATAGGGAGTTTTAGCACGTTCCAGTAAGGTCTGTTGTAACTCTCGTATTTGTTCGGGTGACATTCCTTCACGAGGACGAAGGAGTACTACGTCACGATAGCCCTCACGAATGAGACCGCCACGCAATTCTTCCAGTTTGCGTTTGAGTCCTGTCGTGGTCATCCGTTGGTATTCCGGCTCAGCTAATTCTCCCGCTGTTACGGCTGTTGCAGCATTTCCCCGACGAGCTACAACGGGAAAGGAGTGATAGAACTCTGTACCGGTGACAGGTGATTGAAAGAGTTTCCAACCGGACCAACGAGGTTCTGTGGTGGCGATGACATCTCCCGGACGTGCCATTTGAGAGATGTCTCTTAGATTTCTGCGGGGGATTGTTTCGTTGGTGAAAGGATCTTGCGTGATCGCTTTTTGTCCGATAAGCCCTGCAAAGGGAGAGACGGCTGCTGCACCTACACCTACGTTGCGTAGTGTGTGGTCTTCTTCGGGGGCAAGACCCAGTGTTTTAAGGGTCTGGGATACACCCAGTTTGTAGAAGACACCGGGCATGTCCCTCACGCTGAATTACGCGACGACAGGCACCGCCAGCCGGGTGATGTGCGGTCCATTGCGGTACTCGAGCGGCACGATACGGCTGGCCGCCGAGATCCCGGTCGGGATGTCGAAGGTGAGCTGCGTGTTGGTGACTTCGCTCAGCACACACGCGGTGCCATCGAGGACCAGGCTGACGCCGGGGCCAACGCCGCCTGCGAGCTTCACAGCCGGAACCGCCGCGGTGAAGCTGCCTGCGGTGACCACGGTGGCCTGGACCAGAAGCTTGGCGCTCGGATCGGCGTTGATGACACCGATGATGTTGGCGGCGGTATCACCACCAGCCAGCGGCGTCACGGTGATGGCGCTGCCCACGACGGCGACGACAGTTGCACCACCTGCGGGAGTCGCGATGGCGAGAGTGATGTCGTTGCCCGGTGCGCCTGGCAGCGTGGCTGCGAGGCCGATCTTCGCGGTGCCAGCTGCGTTCTGAATCGAACCCGTGGCCGCGACCTGGTTGCCCAGCAGTCCGGTGCCGGTGGCGACAACGTTTGTGCCACCACCCCCAGTGCTGTAGCTGGCTGCACGAAGCTCGTTCAGCGCGGGCAGTCCTGCGAGACCTTCGGGCATCCCGCGACCATCGAGCGTGGCGTCGGTCAGTACGGTCCAACGTACTCCGATGACGACGGTGGTGCCGAGGGAATCCATGACCGGTGTCTCGTAGGCTTTGAGCTGTGGCTCGATGCGCTCGAGGAGGTCACGTGAGATGTTCTTGGTTGCGGTGACACCAGAAGCCACATCCATCACGAAGTCGGTATACCCTTGCGGGTCTTTGATGGTGATGCTGGCCTGACCGATGTTCTGCACTTGAAGCTTCAACATTGCATCCTCCACAGAAGTGGGAGTCCTTGATTTCCAGACGAATTATAGGGTAGGTGACTGGTTCTCACAAGGCCGTTGACGAGCCTTGCGCGGGCATTGCAAAATGGGTGTACCTGGGACGACTGGGACCAGGGGCGGTTCAAAGACCACGAAGACAGCCTGCGGCGAACCTTCGGGATCAAGGCACGTTGTCACCCAGCCCCGGAGGACACGGGTGAGACGCGTAGCGACTCATGCGTGTTCGACACTGGTTCCAATGCGTGGTCTGGGGACGCGGAACCGGGTCAATGCCCACGAGGCAGGCCTTTGGCCAGGAAAAGCCCTCCAGTCCGGGGGGCTTTTCACTATCTAGGCTGTGAAGCTCTTCGTCGACAACGTGGATGGAATCACACCTGCGAGCGCCGAGTTTGCGGCGAGCTGCGTGGTGAGACACGCCATCACCGCAGTGACCCAGGCGAACATCGCATTTGCCATGATCGGACTGACCATCCAGAAGACCATGCCGAGAGGGGGTGCGAGAACTCCAAGAAGTGCAGCAGTAGCCGCGATGGCTGCGGACAAGCCTCCGATGTTTGTGCCGGTGTATGCCCCAAAAGCAGTGGCATACAGCGTACCTTTGACCAGGGGATTGGCCATGCTCGCCGCCACAGGTCCCAGGTTCACAGTGGTGCCGTCGACGTTCGCTACACCTAGACTCGTTTTGAGCGTGGCAATGCCTGCCGTTGTTTCGAGGGTCGCATTACCGAGTAATGTCGAGTAGAGCAGGTTGCCTTTGGTGGTGACTTTGTTTTCGATGTCACCCATGAAGGTGCTCAATTTGAAACCAGCGAGCGCTGCGGGATTGGCTCCAGAGAGCGGGTTGCCGATGTCGATCTTCCAACCGGCGTTGAGTGTTGTTTCGCGTGCGAGGTCACCTGGCTTCATGAGGGCGACGTTGCCCCCTACGACCTTCTCTTCATGTTTGCCCCCGATGGTCTCCGTGAGGTGACGCTGGATGCTGGTGGTTCGGTCGTTACCAACGTTGAGCGTGTCGCTCATGGCGACAACGGTTTCACGCGTACCATCCACACGTTCAGTTTGGGTACCGCGTACCGTGAGGTTTTCATCTCCTTTGGTATCTTGAAGACGATTCCCGATGGTGACTTCGCGACGGTCGGCTCCGCAATTCTCTTCGATCCCTTGTGCAGCGTAGACAGTGAGTTTTCCCTCGTTGTTGACGTGGAATTTGAAGTTCGTGCTTCCATCGGCTTGGGTCAACTCGAAGCGAAAGATGTCGCCCTCTGCGCCCAGGTCCATGCGTATGGTCCAGTTCTCCTGATCCGCGCCTGCTTCGGTGAGTTGGTCTGCGCCACCACGGAAGGACCATGTGATGCGTCCACCGTCATTCTTCACTTCGGATACACCCATATCCGTGACGTGACGGAAGTTACGCGAGATCACTTCAATGAGGTCATTGATCAGGTGGGTACGGATTTGCGCCAAGGATGATGATTTCATCACGTTGACGCCACCGCCGAGAACAGCGAGTAGGTTTCCTTCTTCCCCAATTTGTGCCCAATCGTTGGCACCCATGTCGCGAGGGGTGTTCTTGGTGCGATAGTTGGCACCACTTTCACGTTGTTCCGTCGGGTCGTTGCCGCCTGTGTTGCTTTCTCCGCTGATGCTTAGACGGTTTTCGTTATCTTCGCGTCCACTGGTAAAGGGAAGTACTCCGACGATGATGGTGGGGCCATACTCATCGGAAAGTGCGACCACGGTTCCGATGGGTAACATTTGTTTGTCACCCGGGTTCTGCGTCATGCGTCCGATGTCTTTACGGATGGCAACACCATCCCCGATGGCAACTTCTATGTCGTAGGTGTGCGTGTCGGGATTGCGATCGGCGATGACGCCTGTGTAGCCCTGACCACGCGCTTTCATTGCGCCCTGGCCAGAGGCATCTTCACGTAGCGCTTTCCCTTTTTTTAGGGTTTGCGCGTCATGAGGAATGCTGACGGTGCGTTCGAAGAAAGGACGAAAAGGATTACCGCTGATGGGGGTGTCAGACATTCCGTTCTCCTGTTAGGAGAATAGATGTCTGCGAGGATCAAAACAAGCTTAGGTGCTCTTCTTGGTGGGGAATGCACCGCCTTGCACACCGTCTTGTTTCTGTGCATCCGCAGTGACTTCATCGACGAAGCCCATGACGGTGTCAAGCGTGGCGAGATCGCTGGTTGTCAGACCGTACTTCACGACGTAGTTCTCGAAGAACGGCAGAAGCCGATCGAAGACCACGTTGACCTGTTCCATGATCATGTTCTGGCCAGCGTTGAAACCGATGGCGTACGACGTGATCATGCACAGCTCTGCGTAGAATCCACCGATGTGCTGGTGAATCTTGTCGCGGAAGAGTGACCCGAGCCCGAAGGGGATGAGGTACAGCTCGGAGTCGAGGTTGATGTAGTACTGGTCTTCCTTCTTGTTCGCCGGTCGGTCGTCGAACTTGGCGACATCCAACCCGCTCGCGCGCACGTTGTGGTAGAGCACGCGGAGAAGGTTTCGACCGTTGACGAACAGCCGCCCTAGCGTGCACTGACCTTGTGCCTTGCCCGACACGAAGAACGTGCGCCCCGAGCCGATGGCCATCACCGGTTGGGTGGGCTTCTGCTGGGTGAACTGCACGCTCTGGAGGTGGCCGAGCGCGAGCATCTTGTCTTCGACGGACTTGGCGCCCTTGTCGTAGTCGGGGGAGCGCGCCGAGCCGGCGAGCACCAGCGTGTCATCCGGATGCGCTGCGGTGTACGCGGCGTTGTCCATGACGCGTTCGACGTAGTGGTCCTGAAACTTCCAGGTGCCCAGGCCGCGGGTGATTCCGATCATCGGCATGACGTTGCTCCTCTAGTACGGACCTTGTCCTGTGAGCGCTTTGCCTCCAGCATACATCAAGTTGGGGGCGTAGGGCACACCAGGTGGACGCTGTTGTTGCTGTTGTTGCGTTTCGAACGTGGGCGCTGCCATGGACAAGCCCATTGCACCCGCGAAGGGAACACCCGCCGTAAGCGCTTTGGCGCCCATGGTACGGAAACCCTGACCCATGCCTCCCTGACGGAACGACTCCCACATGCCGGGCTTAGCGGCACTCTCGATGGCTCCCATGCGTGCAGCACCCAGGCCGCGCTGCATGCCCATTCGCGTCAGATTTCCGCCTGCACGCCAACCGAGACCACCCAGAGCACCACCAGCGAAGCCACGAGCGAAGGCTTGGCCGCGTTCTCCAGGTTCAGCGGTGGCTGCGTTGAGCCCGCCTGTGAGCAAGCCGAAGCCAGCCATTTCGCGACCAGCGCCGGCACCCACGCGCCCGAGCCAGTTGGCAGCACCCGGTGAGGCTTGTCCTACTGCACCCAGGGCCTTTTGACCCATCCACTCGAAGGGCTTGGCTGCCCAACCCACGGCTTTGCCGCCGGTGGCACCCCAGAGCTTGGAGCCCAGGGAGCCCAGGGCACCCCAGATGGCAGCTTCTTTGCTCATGCCCAAGTCCTGCATGGCCTGCGACATACCTGCCTCGCGGCAGGTATGTCTCAGCTCACCCAGATCTTGGTCAATCGCGAAGTGACTCACAAGGGTCCTCGGTTACACGCTGATCAGATGCAGTCCGATGCGGTTGAGCGGTTTCGGCATGTCGAGCGTCATGTAGGCCTCGACACGGTCCTCCGCGGCGCTGCTCGGTCCGAGCGACGTGATGGATGCGTCGTTGATGGGCGAACCGATCTTGGCGTACTTGCGGAGCTTCAGCAGGTCGATGCCGGTGATCATGGCCTGCTTGAGGAAGCTGATGGTCTCGTCGTTGATGTTGTAGACCCCGAGGAAGTCTTCGAGGATGTCCTGGAAGAACAGTGCGATGAAGTCGAAGTTCTTGACCAGGGAGTACTCGCCGGTCTCCAGCGTGTCGGTATCGGTCGTGAGCTGATGGACGCACGCCGGCAACGCATTGGGAGATTCCTGCCCGAAGACGAACCAACCACCGTCGGAAATCTCGGTGATCTGGGTGTCGCTGAAGTAGCCCGTCGAGTGGTAGATACGGTCCACGCCTGCGATGCCCAGGTTGGTGAAGCCCTGATGCGAAGGCAGGCCTGCCGTCATACCGCCCACGGCTGCGCCGAGGTAGTAGCCGGGCTGTGCATCAGCGAGTTCAGGCGTGTCTGCGATGGCGCGCGGTTTGGACCCATCGGTGAGGCCTGCGACCATGACGGAGTCAGGCCACACGAGGATCACACGGCGGCTGTTGAAGCTCTGCGAGATGATGACCAGCTCGTCCACCTGATCGTTCTTGGTGAGCGTGCGCTGGATGCGGAACTTCAGGGTGCTGTCCCCGTCTTCCAGGTTGGTGGCGATGACGTCTGTGTTGCTGTCGAGGATGACGTCGTTCTCGTTCGGAATGTACGCCACCGTGGAAGAGTACGGAGCATTGGTGGTGTAGTCGGTTCCCGAGATCGGATTGGGAACCTGGAGAAGGTCCGTGGCCTTCACACCATCTGTGATGAATGTGGAGGTGGCGTTGATGATCTTGCGGAAGGGACGACGTGTCGTGGCTTGGCGAGCCACCGTGACTGCCGTGACGGGCGCCACGAGAGAACCGGCGACTCCAGTGCCGTCGCTGATGACGCCAGTGGGTGCGATGGTCCACTCTGCCGGCGGGCCTGCCAACGCCAGTGCGGTGATCAGCCAGTCCTTGATGTCTGCGGGAACCGACGATGCGGTGATACGTACAACCTTTCCGACGTGTCCCGCTACGCCCGTCACGCCCACGCTGGCGACCTTGTTGGTCAGCGCGGTTGTCGTGCCCCCCGTGAACGAGGTGCTTGCGACGGGCGTTCCCGTTCCGCGCATGATGTAGTACTGCACGTTGCCTTGCAGTTTCCCTTGCTCGTTGGGTGCGACTGGAGCGGGGAAGGGCGTCGTGACGCGCAGACGTTTTTCGTCGTAGACCTCTGCGACGGTGTAGTTGCCGACGCGCGAGGTGCCTGCGGTGTCGCTGATGATGGTGAGTACGTCACCTGCGCGCACACCTGCCGTCACGAAGGTTGCGAGGATGTCCACGAAGACATTGATGGCGTCTGCGGAGACAATCGGTGTGCCTGCGACAGCGCCATCGATGCAGTGGTGAGCGCCTGCCGTGTACGGGCCACTGACCGTTTTGGCCGTCGGCAACGCTTGTGCACCAATGACCACGCGGAACTTCTGCGGGATACCGTTGGTCTCGGCGTAGACGACGTCAGCCAGCCCTTCGACCTGTGTCTTGTAGGCCGCGATGATGTTCTTGTCGACGGTGACCGGGACGATGGCGTAGATGTCCTTGCGTCCTTCGATCACTTCCATGCACTCGGTGTGGCCGGTGAGTGCGTCGGCTTTGACTCCGAAGAATTGAACTTCGGTGGTTGTGTTCTGAAGCGAGACGAAGCACATGCCCGCGAGAGGGTTGCGAGCATCGATCTTGCCGATCTTGGTGGTGATGTCCGTCTCCGAGGAGACGGTGTCCACATCGCGCAGGTCTTGGCGCAACGAACGGTACTCGATGTAGACCTTGGCGTAGTTGACTGGACGAGGTGTGGTTTCACCCGTCAGGATGGTGGTCACACCGCCTTCGATCTTGATCTCGTTGCCGCTGATGACCACGAAGGAGTCATCGACGACCACATCGCTCACTTCACGCTCGAGGCGGAAGAGCAGTGTGGTGTTGGTGGTCGTGAAGTTCGTGGTGGTGCGAAGCACAGTGGCGCTGTCCACGGCGAGCACGCGCTTCACGAGGTTGGTGCCGCCACCCGCAGGGTCAGCGATGATGAGGTAGTCACCTGCTTTGACGCCCGTCGCAAGGAAGTCGATGGGTGTAGCACCGGTGGCTGTGACGAGGTTCTTGTTGGCGTCGACGCTGGCACCCGTGGAGACGTCTCCGGTGTCCGCGTCTTGGGCGATCAACACCCGACACTCGTCGAAGTAGACGGTGACACTTTCGCTGTCGAGGAGTGCACCGGTCTTGTTGCTGGGCGGTTCAGCCACCGTGATGGCGTCGGTGAATGCGACGGGTGGCGTGTAGGGGTTGTTGGCGTTCTTGGTTCCGTAGCCGGAGCTGACCAGGAGATCACCCTTGTCGTCCAGGTAATCCTTGATCCAATACGCCGGTCCCACGAGGAGACAGTTCAGGTCGGGAGTCGTGGGCGTCACGGTGACCGACGCGTACTCCTGGTATACGAGAACAACTGGTCTTGCCATTTCGGTCTCCTGAAAGCCGTCGGCTTGAGATCTGTGACAGGGTTCCTGCGCTCTGTCCGACCGAATTATAGGGGACAGGTTTTGATTTCACAAGTTGACTTAATGGTTTAGCGCGGTGGAAGCTGATCACTGCTGCGGGTGGCGAGGTCGAGAAGATACTCATTCGGACTCATGCCACTTTCCCGGATGCGGAGGGCGATCTCCCGTAGCATGGGTGCCACTGGAACGACGGTCCAGCGGACGTTGTACTGCACTTGGAAGGACACGGGGGTGTTCCAGGATTCATCGTCGTCTTCGTAAGGCACGGTGCGTCCGAGCGTGGGCGTCAGCATATCGTGCAAGGCAAAGGTCGCCTGGATCACGTCCGAGGATGCGTACAGACTCCATTGGACGATGTCTCCGATGATGGCGCTTTCCCCTTTACGAGCAGCTACACAGTCGATGGAGATAGGTACCGTAGACAAGCACCACTGTGCCTCTTTACGGTCGCTCCAGCGATGTGCAACGCGGTCACCCAGGATGCTTTTGCCGTAGACGCTCTCATCCTTGTCGACGTAGATCGCGGGCTTTTTGCCGCGTTCAGGTACGTTGTCCTCGAAGGCAGATACGATGAGGATGTTGGTCTTGTTGGCGTCGGCGTACCACGGGTAGTCTGGGGGACCATTGCCCGGTGCGAAGCGGGCCCGTAGAAACGCCACGAAGATGCCGACGATGGCGAGAGGAGAACCATCGACGACAGCCGCATGCTGTCCGGGTGCTTTGACCGGCGGCGGCGTGAGAAGTTGATGGGTTCCCTGTTCACTCATAGCAGTGGTGGTGTTGCTCGAAGGTCAACAGGAATACGGTACTCCACTGACCCGTGTTCCATCAAGGATGCTGTGACTTGTTGGTGTACGGAGTGTCGACGCAGCTCTGTTTGCGTTTGACGACGTACGGTGTACCTGTTGTTCGTGCTCGTTTCGATGAGCAGGTCTTTGTCTTGGAGCAGAGGAACATCGAGTAGCGTGATGACATGCGGCGACGCCTCTTTCATGTTGCGAGGACTGCCGATGAACTCTGCTTCGACTTTCTTTGGCGTGTTGACACGTCCCCACACCACAACCGGGCTCCAGTATCCACCGATGAAAGACGTGCCGTAACAGGTGAGACACTGTTCTTTCGTTGTAGCCTGCGTCACGGGGTCGTAACAGTCGGGACAGCGATGTCCCCACCAGCGACGCTTGAGCAACACGAGGCGCACACCGTTGTGCCGTTTGAAGAGCACGGTCTCGTCGTACTGTAGTCGGCGTCGCAGGCCTGTCGGAATGGGGTCAAGCGCGGGTTCAAAGCCGTGTGGGTCACTGATGGCGCTGTTGGCGCATCCCGATGGTGGGATGACTGTGACGACATAGTAGATGTTGCGTGCAAGAGAGTGTGCGTGCGCTTTTCCGTCGTCAGGAAGATGCGGTTGATCGAGGAAGTCGTCGATGTAGTTGTAGTTGTTTTGTTCGCCTGCTACGAGCACTTCCCAGGGACCGTTGATGGAACCACTGCGTTTGATCGAGAACGTATACGAACCACTCTCCGTGGGATCAATGAGATCCCATTGGAGAAAGATGCGCCGGGGATAGAGAGGCGTCACCTTTGTGATGCGGATGCCCAGTGCCACCGTGTCTAGATCCCTGTGAAGTTGTCGTACTCGGGCAACAACTTCTGCATGTGCCGTTTGTCGTGGTCGTCCCAGAGCGATCCGATGTTGGAATGCGTGGGCATGTACTTGCTGTACGGCGATTCTTCTTCTTCGTTGGTCGCGGGGCTCTCTACTTCACGCATGCGCTGGTAGGTTTGGTCAGTGGGGGCGATGAGCGAAGAACCAAGCTTACGCAGTGCTTCGGCCCAGCCCAACTTGTAGAAGAAGCTAGTCGATGCGGCGGCCGACATAGCGGTACCCCGATCCGAAGGTTCCGTACGACCCTTCGATGTTGAACTGATTCTTCATGGCACGCGATAGTTCTTGCCATTCGGCTTGCAGCGTTTGGGCGAGCGCGAGGTACGCTTGATACTTTTCGTAGATGCCCGAAGGTGCGATGTCGCCGTCTTGAACCTGAACCTGGTTGCGCAGCTGATGGAAACTTTCGCTCATCATGAGGAAGCGCGCAGTCCCGATGAGCAATAGGTACTCGTTGGGAAAGTTCTCGGGAAGAAAGCTGCTTACGGGAGTCATCGCGTTGAACGCGCTCACTGCCATGCGCACCGCGAAGGTAAGCTCGTCAGGCGTGAATTGCACGTCGTCGAGAATGATGTTGCCTTGGCCACCCGGAAGATGCCCCAACGCATAGTCGCGTAGGAACATGCGGATCATGTCCGCAGTGACAACAAACGGCGTAGCTGGTGTGGCGACTACGGGCATTCTTTACTCCGTAAATCACACGCTGACGGCTTGTTCTGCACGGGTGTAGATGCGCGCCCACATGGCGGCAGTCCCTGCCGCGACGACGAGTTTGATCTTTTCGCCCTTCTGGAAGCGCCAGCGCAGACTGTTGTCGCTGTAGGCGATGTACCGTGAGGTGCCTGTGGCGATGGGGATCGTACCCGAGGTGGTGACGATGGAGAGCGTGTAGGCGAGAGACGTGCCCAGATCCGCGAGAACCTGTTCGAGGACCATGGGTTGTTTGTGTGCCATGACGAAGAGACCACCGTGTGTCCCTTCGAATGTGCTCTCGTCAGGTTTCCCCAAACGCCAGATACCGAGGTCATCGTCGTAGAATGGGACGAAGTCCTCGACGGCATCGGCGGGAGCAATCCCATCATAGGTGCTGCCCGCAGCAACGCGTTGTTCGATGATGGTGCTCAGAACATCGGGGTCAATCTGCGTTTGTTTGATGAGCATGGTTTTCCTCTACGGGATCACGACTTCGCGGGTGTCCGGTCCGAACGCACCGGGTTTGAAGAATTGCACGGTATAGGTGAAACCCGCTTCGACGGTGACAGGGTCTACCCAACCCCCATTAGCGTCTGTCGTAGTGACACCCACAGCTGCGGAGTAGTTTTCGAGATCGTAGTCCGTTTTCTTGTACACACGGACTTGCGCATCTGCGATAGGACGTCCATCAGGATCGTTGTATCGCAAATTATTCTCGGTACCGTAGTCTTCATCGAGCGCGACGGTGTTCGGAAATGGCGGCGGTGTCGTCGATTCAGAGGGCTGGAATGGGTTGCTATAGCCACTCTTGTTGTCGGCCGTATCACCTGATCGCAGTCGATACCAGTTGTCGAGCGTGCCCGTGGTGTCGACGATGAAGAACCGATTGGAACTGGGATCGTAGTTGGGTCCGAGAAGGTCGTGGGCAATGGTGATGAGGTCAGCCCAGGTGCCAGGGACACCTGCGTTATCCGGTGCCCGCTGGATATCATAATCCTTGATGTCCGGCTCGGTGTTGGGCAACCAGGTGATGGTGACACTCATGTCTTACGTCCCTGTGGGCAACGTGGCGTGGCCGGAGCTTCTGCGCCTGAAGTCTCACCGGCTTCGGGAGCACGCGGCACACGTGGCGGATCAATTGTAGGGTCATAACCCCTTGGACCACAAGGCACAACCGGGGTTGCCGGCCCGCGTGCCATCGTTTGAATCGGTACTTTGGGAGGCGTGTGGGCAGGATCCGAGGCTTGTGGGTCGCATGGCGGTACAGGAATAGGTCCGATGATGCCCTCACCGCCGCTGGGAGCGGTGATGGTTTTGTAGATGGGATAGAGCATCCCATCGGTGATGAGGGCGATCGTCACGGTTCTTTGACCGACCTCGCAGTGGCTGCACGCTCCGGGTGACCAGGTGTCGGTGTGGTCGTGAATGTATAGGTCGCAAACTCGCCTTGGCCACTTCCACCAGGTGTAGCTGCATTCGCGTCTGTCTTGGTGTAGAACAGACGAATGCGTCCCGTGAGCATCAGACCCTGCGTGTTGTAGGTCATGTTGTCGATGTAGTAGTTCTCTTTTTGAAGTGCTGCGACGCGCTGAACCAATTCACCGAACGAGCCCACTACGCGATGGTCCACTTGCATCGCGTTCCAAACTGCGTCTGCGATGACAGCGGGGAGTCCAACAGTCAGGTCGTAGATGTGTAGTTCGTAGCCCTGGGGAAGTCCCAACGCGTCGGTCCCCCCAATTTGAACTACATCAATGTCGTAGACGTCAGCGGTTCCTGGGTTGGTGATAGCTGCTGTGTTGAAACCTTTGGCGTGGATGGGTGGTGCATCTAGACGATAGATGCCGGGGCTGTACGCAGCAGAGACTTCACCAAGCGCTTGATGACGCGTGATGACCGTGGATGGCCACTTGAATGTGTTGTCACTCCAGTCGAAGTATTTGTCGTCCTGGTGTCGACGAATCTGAATAAAGATGTCTGTTTTACCCGGCAGCGGTTTGCTGTCCTCATCGAGGAGTTGAATCTCGATGGGTTCTTTGGCACCAGGAAGAATATACTTCGATCCACCTTGCACAGGTCACTCTCCGCGTGCTTTTACGACTGCCATCGCTGAGCCGACGACTGCGTAACCCTCCGCGGTGATTTTCTCACGACTGGTGTGCATTTGAACACCCGCATCGTCCATCCGTCGATGCAGGTTGGTCGTGATGATCTGTACCAGCGAAATCTTGGCCCGCATTCGCTTGGTGTGATTGGTTTTGGTCAACGCATCGACGATGTATTCCCGTGCTTCTTCAATCTCGGCAGGCAAGAGCACACGACGATCAATCATGCGTTGGAGGAGTGCTTCGCCTTTCAGCGTTTCGATGTTGTTCGCGTCCTCTAGCGTCAGCACGCCTGCGTCGATGAGAAGCTGTACCACGTCTGTCTCATCCTTGGTCATTACCCTCTCCTGTTGGAATCCGAAAACGCGGATTCGTGGCTTCACGTCGCCCTTCTTCTTTGGCCCGTGCTTTGTGCTCCTCGTCTATGAAAGCCTGTACCTTTAGCATAGCTTCACTGACGTGTTGTTGGCACGTGGTCATTCGGTTACCCGTCTGATCACCAATAAGCTTGATGGTTTCAGCGAGGTCTTCAAGGGCGGTGGTAAGCTTCGTTTTCGCTGCGGTATCTGTGACTTGATTTTGCAAGGTCTGGTCCATCAGCTTCTCGGTAATCTTGAGCTGACGGAAGAAAAGGTAGAACCCCACACCGGCCAGCAGACCCAGTACACCATTTTTCAAAAGTAGGTCGACAATGGGATCCATCAAGCTCTCCGAAATTTACGTCCAAGTTCGGCGAGCTGCTTCTGAACATTGACCAACAGCTCTTGCATCTCTTGGAGTTTGTGAAAGTAGTGCACGCTGTGACGGATAGCGAGTTTCAGTGTGCGCTCGTTCAAGTCGAGATGCGTGTTCAGGTAACAAGCAGCTCCTGCATCATCGGCAGCCCAAGCGATGTCTTCGTCTGGAAGTGTGGATAGGATGATGACTGGGGTAGCACAGCCTCCTGCGTTGGCACGTTGAAGTAGTTCAATGCCGGTCATATTGACGCCGGGAAGATGATAGTTCACGAGGACCACATCGTGTCGATTGCGTACCAGTGCACGAAGTGCTTCGGCGTAGTCTTCGGTGATGTCGATGTGGTAATGCTGGGTGGCGTCTGGACCCGTTGTGAGGGCCGCACGGATAGCGTCGATCTCGTCTTGCACGTCGCTGATGACGAGTACGTGGGTGGTTTCCATCTAACCGTCCGTAACGCTAAGTGTTTTTTAGCTTCGACGGTTAAGAAACCGACAGAAGCGCTCCCTCTACTCTAGACGTACACGTGCCCAAACGCAACGAGTCAAGACTTTACCGCGTAATAATTGGGTCACTTCGTTTGCTGAAGTTGATCCCAGCGTGCAGGCTTGCGCGGAGGCGGTGCAGGTGGGAGCGGTTTGTTCACTTTGACCGCTTTCAGGATCTTGGTAACCGCGGGACCAGGCAAAGCACCGCGTACATCGCGTTCTTTGATGATCCAGTTCTGGATGGTAGAGATTTCTTCGGCTTGAGTGCGTGTGGATGCTGCGAGCAATTGGACATCGCGTGAAAGGCCCTCTACTTGCTTGGCGAGTTCCTGGTATCCAATCTTCACATTCGGATCACGCACTTCCTTGAACCAGTTCAAGATCCCCAGAACGAGCCCGGTCAGCGCAGTGATGAGAACCGCGGCGCCTTTGCATTTGGCGAAGAACGCATTGCCCTGTGCTTCAATCAGCTGCGCCATGTGTCACCTCAGTACGGAACCGCGATGAAGCGCAACGGCAGGTTGCTGGCGCTGGTCGGCATCCACTGCATCCAGATGCTGAGACTGGCGCCGGGGTTGTACTTCGCGCTGACAGCACCCTTGGTGTTATCGCCCGAGTACCCTGCATCAGGAGGGATCAAGAACTTGCCACCGGCCAGGATGCCGGGCATCGTGTAGGCCGCCCCGCCCCAGGTGCCCCCTCTGGGGTTCATCAGGAAGCCGATCTTCTTCCCGTCAGGAGCCTTGATGTTGAGGTGCATCTTGTAGAGTACCCCGTAGTTGCCGGCCAGCGTCTGCTGGGATCCGTCCGTCTTGTCCACGCCGACTGCGTTCGGATCATTGACCGTGTTGGCGGCGAGGGGGAGCTGCATGATGCCCTGGGAAGAGTCGATCCAAGATCCCACGGCGGTATCGTAGACCTTGCTGTTGTTGGGGAAGGTCCCGCGCTGATGGGTGTCTCTTGGGAGGACCTGGAGCGTGGGGCAGATGGACACTGGATCATCTGTGGCATCGAGGGCGCAGACAGTGATCGAGTGGTTCTGCGTGAAGCTGTAGTCGTAGAGGCCTGTCATCAGATAGGTGGGACTCGCGAGCGTCTCGATGTCCGTCACGAGCTTCACCGTTTGTCCTGCCGCTACCTGAACAGCCGAACCAGCAGTCGAGGTGAGCCACCGGTAGAACGTGAGCTTTCCAGCGTAGAGGTAGCTGTTCGACGGGCCAGCGGTTCCCTTCTGCTGCACCTTCAGTTCGCCAGAAGAACTGCCGAGGTTCTTGAGCAGGATGGCGAACTTCATCTTGTTCTTCGGATACCCGTTGACGTGGTGGACGTGGACCCGGTTGTAGACCGTTCCGCTGGTGTAGCTGAGGGTGGTGTCCTCGTAGAGTTTGCCCTTGGCGGCCACCGTCTCGGGGCTGTCGCTGAAGATCAGAACTCCCCCATCCCAGGTATGGCTCATCCCGATCTCGGGGCATGTCAGCGGCAGGACACCGCTCAGAGGGATAAGCTGTGCCTGTGTGGCGGCATTCAGATCGGTCACGAGCTGTGCCGGTGTTGGGCAGGTCTGTGCCTGGGCAGACCAGGCCACGAACAGCAGGGCAATGGCGATCAACAGCGACTTCATCGACTTCTCCTATGGCTTGTAGTCACGAAACGTCATCGTCGTGTCGCTGTCCCACGTTCCAACAGCAAACACGTCATGATTCTCGTCGGCGACCCACCACTCCAGGTCTTCTCCTGGATGTGTGGGCTGTACCTCATGTGCCTTGTCAGGATACTCGACCTGAGCTTTCACCAGCGTCTCTTCTGCGGTGTGTGCGGCCATCTACTCCTCCCACAGGTCGATGTAGGCGCGGATCACCGTACTCGTGGTCTGATTCGGCGTGACCGTCACTCGCACGTAGGTCTTCTCCCCAAGCGGAAGATCGGGCAGCACTCGATTGAACTCCATCGTGCGTGGTGGTGTGGGGTTGCTCAAGAACATCTTGTAGAGATCACGCACATCGTCCACAAGGTTCGCGCCGTACCACGTTCGCCCATTCAGCTTGAACGAGCACTCATCATCGATCACTGCGCCCCAGCCCTGGATCCACGCCCTCTTTCCAGCAGGCACGTAGTGGTGGCAGAGGAACGCCTCGGTGGTCCCGGAGCCGATGCCTGTGATTTCTGTCCCTCCACCACCTGTCTGTGTCATGAGCTTGACCGCGCCCACAGCGTAGGTCCCCTGGATGACCTTCATGTCCTGCACGAAGCGCAGGTCCGTTGCGATCATGTCCACGGCAGAGGTGCCGTTGAGCGTCACGTCCTCCGACTTCAGCTCGTAGTTGGAGTTGAGGAAGTCGACTCTGACCGCTGCTGCCCCAGATCCACCAGGCTTGTCCTGATTACTGGTGGAAACGAGGGAGCGCTGTGCTTGTGCGGCAGGCTCCACGTACCCACGGTTGCACACCAACACCTCAGCCGTGGCTGCGGCTGTGAGGTTGCCGAAAAGATGCAGCCGAAATGGAGCGTCTTGTTCTAGCTGGCTCATCGGCTATTCCTCGTAGAAGTCCATCGCAGCGAAGTACACACGGCTCGAAGTGGAATCCGGCGTCACGTAGATCCTAACGTGAGCAGGACCCACGATCTCAATCGGCGTACCGTAGCTGCGGGTTATCGTGCTTTGGGTCGTCCCGATCCTGATAGTGTCTGATGCCTGTCTCTCGAACGCATTAGCATTCGATGGATCGTCGATCCTAACATCATAGCTGGCTGCGTCCGAGCCCTTCAGACCCACGCTGATCCCAGTGAGGTACATCGTCCGTCCCGAGGCCACATAGTGGTGGGCAATGAAAGTCTGACCATCACCAACACCAATGGTGATAACAGTCGCGCCAGCCCCAGCCGCCCCCGCCTTCAAAGTCAGGATGCCCGCATTCGTCAGCCCAGAGCCAACAGTCAGGACCTCGATTTTCTCGATGAACGCGATGGTCGTGGAGACGGTGTTGACGTAGCTGGTTCCGTTGAGGGTCACAGTCTCGTAGAACGGACCTGTGATCGACCCACCACTCACAGAGTAGTAGGTGATCTTGACCGTGCGTGCCCCAGTACCCGCTCCAGTGTCATTGGCGCTGGAGCTGGCGATCGAACGCTGGGCGTTCGAGGTCTGCTCTGTGTAGACCGTCCACTCCACGGGAGCTTGCGCGGTTGCAGCTCGAGTGACCTTGCCGTTGCTGAATCCCTTGAGGGTAGACTTAGTGCCGGGAGGAGCTACGATCAATCGACCTTGTGTGTCCGTCAGGAGCGACTGGACGTTCGTCCCGTCTTGTCCAGCCACCAGAACTGGGTTGCCTACAGGTGTTGCTCCGTCAGCAGCGCGGCCTTCAACCTGCGTACTTCCACCGCCTCCACCGCCTGATACTAGCCATGGTGAGGTTCCTCCAGTCCCCTGGTCTACTTTACCGATGGTGTTGGTGCCCGCTGGAAGGGGGTCTACGATCTTCTTGATGCCGTCAGTGGTCTTGATCAATGCCAACGTATCTTCGGTTGCTGGATTGATCTGCGTTCCTGCTGCGTTCAGTAGTTTGCTTACCCCCTGGATGCGGTAAACGCCGCTGTCAGCCAGGATAGAAATTGCGTTGCCGCTGGCGTCGTACAGAACGATGGGCCATGCCGCGCTGCCTGCTGCTTTTGTTCCTTGTGCGACTTTTCCGATCTCGTTGGTGCCTGTGGGAAGGGCATCAACGATTTTTTTGATGCCGTCGGTGTCCTTGATGGCACTGAGGGCAGTCAACACGGACTGGACCGAGGAGTCCTTGGCAGGATCGATCGCATTCCCGGCGCTGTCGTAGACCTTGAACCCATCGTTGTCGACTTCGATAACGAAGAACATCAGGCCACCGTCTTAGTCCATGCGATGGACGCCACCTTGCCAGTTGCTCTGGTGATCACGCCCGTCAACCTCATCTTCTCCACGCCGGACCCATCGTACTGGATGGCGTCGAGTTGCGATACCTTACCGCCGGACCGGGCGATCACACACTCGCGGATCTTCTTCAGCTTGTCGCTGGTCTCCCAGTTGATGACATTGGTGACTTTGCCGCCGCTCCGCACGATCTCCTGCCAGTTGGTTTCGTTCACCCAATGCGTGAGCGTGTCGAGAAGCTCGTGTTCAGCCTCGGTGATGCCCCCTCCACCGGAGCGCGGGTTGAAGACGCCGGTGGCGTCCTTCATCCGGAAGGCTCCACCGACCTGGCGAATGCCACCGACCTCGGTGGGGTCACCTAATGTGCTTTCCTTGAGGATGATCTCGTCATCCTCAATCATCGGGCCGGGATGTCTGTCGGGGGTAATCGGCACGGTCTAGTCCTTCTTGCGTCCTCTCTTGGGCTTCCCGGCTTGCTCCTCTTGCTTTCTCTGCTGGGCGATGGATGCGCCAGGCCGCACGCCTGGAGGCCTGGGACCACTGTCAGCCATCTGAGGAGTGCCATCTTCCTCGAGTGTGATTCGCCCCTCCGCTATCGCCTTGACCAACTCCTCCTGCCTGGAGTCGATCTCTCGCACAATCTTCTGGATGAAGTCGTGGACTACCCTGTACCCTTGCGCCTCTCCTAGTGCCTGCTGTTCGATGTTGGACAGGTGTCCCGCCAGGTTCTCCGTGGCAGCCACGGTCTTGCTCAGCCAGGACTTGATCAGCTTTGCAGTTTCCAGGTCTGGGATTGACTTCTCTACTTCATCGTCCACTGCTGCCATGATGCCGAGGAGGTTCTTGGCGTGCCCCTGCATAGCTTTCTTGGCACCACCAAGCTCTGCCGCTTTCTTCTCGGCACTGTCTAACATCTCTTCGACTTTGATACCGAGAGATGTGGCAGTTCCTCGACGGATTTCGGCTTTCATGTTGGTGAAATTCGCGACAGTATTGTCCTTGTTGATGGGTTCTTTTTCCATCAAGTCCATGTGTCATGCTCCATGTAGGTGAGGTTGATGACGCAGGAAGACCCGCAAGTCTTCCTGCGTCACCTTACCATGTACTAGGGCGTGCGGTCGATCAGGCAGAGTTGGTCGCCGATGCGGAGGGTGAACTCGAACATGATCTGGCCATTGGACAGAGAGGTGCCAGGGTAGAAGTCGTGGTTCGCCCCAGCGTTCGCTCCCGGCCGGAGGTACTGGCCGTTGAGATAGAGGTCGTAGTCTTCGGTGAAAGTACCCGCCGACAGATCACCAAGGGCGGTATCGATGTTTCCGTCCCCGAGGGACACGTCGTTGCCGGTAGTCGTGGTCACGGTGCAGACCGCGAACACGCGACGACGGTAGGCCGCACTCTTGGCCTGGACGATGGCGTTGAGGAGGGAGACCTCGCCGAACGCGGTGTCAAAGGCCGTCCATTCACCCGAGTTGTTGGCCAGTGCGAGACCATCGGCCAAACTCCAGGACGAGCCAGCACGATAGGAGTCGGTGAGGTTCAGCTCGAGGGCCGCCGCCAGGCTCAGGTCCGCGCCGCCGCCCGAGGCCACCTTGAGAACGCCACCGGCATCGATCTGGTTGGCGGTGACGCCGACGTTGATGGTCGTGCCCCCCGCACCCGTGTCCACCTTGATGCCGTTCAGGAAGTCGTTGTCCACGGCGTCGACGTTGAACTTGTCGACGTCCGCAGCGACCTGCACCTCGCTGGTGCCCCCTGCCGAACCCTCCAGGACCTTGAGCAGGATGGCGTTGAGGTTGTCGCGGAGGTCCCACTCGAGCCCGGTTGCCAGGTCGAGGTAGGCGTTCGTCCCCAGCTCGACCGGGGTGACCCCCTGGTTGTTGTAGGCCACCTGACGCGTGACCGTGGTCCCGGCCGGGAACTCGACGACCACGCCCTTCAGGAAGTCCTGCTCGGTGAGATCTTCGAGACGAACGCGCTCACGAGCCGAGTAGCTGAAGCCCTGCGTGACGGGCATCGACACTAGCTCCAGATCGTCGCCCGTGGTGTTGCGCACCACGAAGGAGACCTGCGCCCTGTTGGGCGTGGTCCCCGACATGGTGGACCCGTTGGTGTTGCTCTCCGTCTGGAACAGACCGAACACCTGCTTGCCACCGACCAGGATCGGATCGAGGTGCGTTTCGGCGTCGACGAGCGGCATCAAGTTCTTCGGAGACACCGCGTCGGAGCCCACGACCTCGGCCAGGTCACCAGCACCGAAGCTGGCGTTGTACGCAGCGACCGTTCCCAACGTGGTGACCGCGCCGATGGCTGCGGTGAGCTGCGAGGGAAGCTGGGCAGCCGTGAAGACGTGGAAGTCGGTGGTCGATCCGACCGCGGCCACCGTCACGACGTTCGTTGAGTCCGCTGCGCCGTGGACGCCGCCCGACGTGAGGACCCGGTGCGCCTCGTAGTCGGTGCGGATCTCGTTGACCAGCGTGATCAGGGTGGCGAGGTTGGTCGCGTTCGGCGAGGTTACCGCGTTGGTGGTGTCCGCCGCGCCGTGGATCGCCGGAGCCCCGGACACGTCCACGCGGTGCGCGTTGTACTGGGCCTTGAGGTCGTTCGCTCGCGCGATTGCCGTGGCGAGGTTGGTGGCGGTGGGCGCGGTGACCGCGTTCGTGCCATCGGCCGAGCCGTGCACGCTGCCGGCGGTCAGGACACGGTGTGCCTCGTACTTCGCCACCTCGTCGTTGACCAGCGTGATCGCCAGGTCGAGGCCCGGATAGATGTCGATGAGCTTCCAGACATCGCGGAGCACGCGCTTCTTCTCGACGGCATGCAGCGCGGTGTTGAGATCATTCACAGCACGCTGTGTTCCTGTCTCCAGCGCTGAGGGAATGACGAGATCGTCGTACCAGTTCCCCGTCTGCTTGTTGAGCAAACGGTGATGGCCAGACCGAAGGACAGAAAGGTCGTCCTCAAGACTGACCGGAGTTGTCTGGAAGTTCGCCAGACTCGGAGAAATGTTGCTGATGTACTGTTCTGACTTCCTGACCTGCGTGTCTTGCCGGAAAATGCTGCGACCCATGGATGTACCTCCTTATGGGACGATGTAATCTGCCAGTAGCACGTCGGTGTTCCGTGGTGCTATTGCCATAATTATAGTGTCAAACCCTGTTCCAACACCACCACTCTCGGCGACAGTGTAGTCGTTCGTGCTTCCGAGACGTAAGCGCTGGCCGTTCCAGTACACTTGAATGACGACTGTGCCTTGTTGCATGAAAATTTCAGGTGTCTGAAATGTAGTGTTGGTGCCATCTTTTAGTCCCAGGAGGTCGATCCCCCATCGGAATCGCCGCAGTAAGATCTGCGCGGCTTCTGCGCCAGTGATAGTTGCTTGAAGACGCATGCCATGCCTATCCTACTTCAGTATAGGCTCTTCTTTCAGCAGTTCTTTCAGTACTTGTGTGTAGTTTCTCTTGTTTGCGTCATACGCCGCGAAGGGCGAGTTGATGTACTCCAATCTGGCGGCACGCCCATCATCCCCACTGATGGGGAAGCAAATCACAAGCTGCCGACCGCGCAAGTAGTGCTTGTTTGAGTTTACCCCTTTGACGGTCTTGATGAACGTCGCCAGGTTCAGGTCTGTTGTTTCGAATGCTGTTGGCATATTGCTTTACCGCGTAAAATGTCATGTTGCACTGATATGAAAAAGGCGCGTGGGCTTATCGCCGCACGCGCCTTGTCCACAAGCATTGGTGCGCGTCTATCGGTTGCGCCCACGCTTCTTGGTGTCGTCGGGCCTCTTCTCGCTCTCGTTGACCTTGACCGGCGTCTCCTGTGCAACCACGGTGTCCTTCAAGGAGACCGACACAGGAGACGGCGTGGGAGGAACCGGGGGCGAAGGAGATGCGGGAGTCGGCGCAGGTGCGGGTGCCGGCGTGGGCTTGGGAACGACTGCTGCCGGCGGTGGGGCCGCCACAGGTTCAGGAGCAGGAGTGCCCAGCGGGGTCGCGACCAGTCCAGCACGGAGGTAATTCTGGACGTGTGGATGACCATACGTCTGTTCATCCACCACGGCTGCTGCCCCTTTGGTTGGGAAGATGATGGGGACACCACGGTCATCGAGAACCTGAGATAGGTCCAGCGAGCCATCACCTTGCCAGGTCAGGCAGTACTTTCGCATGGGCGTTTCCTCATGCTCGGTTGCCCGAGCGAGTCACACAACTACCCCACCGCCGGCCACATCATCGACTAGGTCGGGAACTGGATCACCTGGAAGGCGAGCGTGTTCCCGATGCCGATGCCCGGAGCCGCGTAGCTCCAGAACTCGATGATGTCCGCTTCCTGCTTGATGTACAGCGTGGCGTCCTGGAGCAGGAAGAAGTTGCCGAGGAAGTTCTCGGGCGCGAAGACGTAGGCCTTCTTCGGGTTGAGGATGTCGCTCTTGATGGTGGACACCACCGGGATGCCCCAGAGCTTCTCCTCTTCCTCGATGCCCTCGTCGTAGTGCCGGCTGGCCACGTCGTCGCCGACGGAGGTCGCGGGCAGGTCGAGAGCTTCGTAGTACAGCTCCTTCGTCATCAGCACCTTGCCGATGGGCTGACGCCGACGGACCATCGCTTGGAACGCCTTGCGGAAGGCGGCCGAGTTGAAGCCGGTGGCCCCGGTGATCTGCACGGCGGCGTTGAGGGCAGCGAGGTCATCGATGGTCGTGATGCCCTTCTTGTCCTCTTGATCCGCCATGTCCTTGACCGAGTTGTCGGACAGGATCTTGCGGATGTCGTTCTGGTACGTCATCAGCTCCCACTTGTTCTTGGTGAAGCGCTGGGATTCGGTCTTCCCGAACTTCACCGCGTAGCGGGGGCCGCGGAACCAGGTGCGGGGACCGGTGCCCTGGAAGGTCACGAAGGTGGCCACGCTGTCGGGCTCCTTCTCGACGATCTTCTTGGGCTGGTCCGTGTTCTCGTCACGGTCGATCTCGTCGTCCGCGAGGAGAATGGGGTTGATCAGCTCCCGGAAGAAGGATTCCTGGCGCACCTTCATGCGGATGAACGCCGAACCTTCGTCCTGGGCCTCCTTGACTCGGCCCTCCTCGAGCTTCCGGATGAAGTTCGAGTTGATGAGGCGGGCCGAGACTTCCTTGGTCTCGGTCTGGTAAAGCGATGCCATCGGTTCCTCCACTGCTGGCCGGATGGTTCCGGCGTTCGGTTAAGGTTCTACGGGTCGCCCCAACGTTGTCAGGCCGCGACTACGACCTTGCCTTCGGTCGCGGTCTTGTCTTCGCGAACGTACCCGATGATCTGCTCGTTCACCGCTTTGGCCTTGATGACGCCAGCGTTGAACGACACCGGGACACCCGGGGTGTATGTGCCCGCCGTGTACGTCTTGGTCGACCAGATGAAGCCGGTGCCGAGGCGCACGCACATGCACATCCCGGTGTACTGTCCCGAGAAGTCATCGTTGCCTTCGACCACGAGCCAGACCTGGATGGGGTCGGCGATCGACACGTTCGGTGTCGTGGCCTTCGACATGACGGCCTGGTTGTTCTGAAGTTCCTGCGTCACGATCGCGCCCGCCGGCAGAGACTCGTAGACCCCCGGGGTCGTCTGCTTGATCGGGAACGGTTCGGCGAGGGCACTCCCGTTGGGGTAGCCACGCAGGATGTCAAACGTCGGGTTGTTCAGAAGCGACATGTGCAGTTCTCCTGTTTGAGGGGGCGACCCTCGTTACGACATGACCCAGTTCATGAACTGCGCGTCGGCGTTTTCTGCGGCTTCTTTCGCCTGCGCAGTCTTTGTTCTGATGACGGTGGCGCGGTCGTTGATGTCGCCCGGCTCACCCATCTCATCGGGAGGCTGTGCTCCTTGACGCTCAGCCAGCTTGACGACGGTGTCGACGATGTCCTGATCAGAGGCCGCGAGCTTCTCCAGCAGGTCATCGGGCAGTGCTTCGCCTGTGGATGCAGCGATCTTCTCGCTCAGACGGTTGGCCACCTTGCGACGTTCGGCCCGCTGTGCTTCTTTGCGTGCCGCTTCTTCTTCGTCGAGGTGCACGGCGACCTTCTCGAGCAGGTCAGCCACTTGGTTGAGGAACTTGTCCGACATCGTTATCTCCCGAGCTTTCGCTTCAGCAGATTCAAACCGATCGTACCGCGGATGATCTGCGCGCACTTGATGAGCTTGCGCTTCTCGTATTCCGCAGCCTGCTGGCGAATGACCTCGGCCAGCTTACGCAGTTCGTTTTGCATTGGCCGTCGTCACGAAGTTGTGGAGGTCGTCATAGGTGACCTCGGGATCCTCGATGTTGATCGTACGGCACGCATCCGCAAGCTTGATCAGGTCTCGCGCTTCTTCCGAGGTGAGCTGCGCGTTCTTCACGCCGTGAAGCAGTTGCACCTCGGCCGTCTTGATGCGCTGTTCTGCTTCAACTTCACGCAGAATTTGCGCAGCGGCTTCGCTGACCGAAGGCATCTTGACGCGAGCCATCAGTATCCTCCCGGGATGCCCGAGAAGTCAGGCACGTTTTGCAGCTCGGGGTAGAGACCTGTCTGGCCCACACCACGGGCGATGTTTCCGAGACCGCGAATGACCTGCGGCGCGGCTAGACCAGCGGCTGCGCCCGCGCCGAACGCGATGTTGCGTGTGCGGTTCTTGTTGGCTTCGCCTTGTTGTTGGCCCACACCGTACGCAAGAGGCGCACCTGCGAGTCCAGCAAGACCGATACCACCACCAATCATCGCTCTGCGACGAAGACCCGTGACACCTCTTGGCGTAGCGTTTACGGTACGCAAAGCTTCTTCTGCTCGAGCAGCCTGTCCTTGAGCAAGACGCAGGTCTGCTTCGGTCAGTGCTTGGCCGTGCCGCATTTCTTCTAGTGCTTTTTCGGCACGCGCAGTCTGTTCGCTGGCTTGCGTGAAGCCCCGCTCCGCCGCAGCTACACGACGTGGATTCGAGAAGAATCGACGCATGAAGCGAGCGCCCAGGCTTTCACCCGCCGCTTCTTTGGTGAGCGCCGTGTGGGCGTCAGCAAAGAGTTGGCCGTAGAGCGCCAGGATGTCGGAGCGGTACCGCACGAAGCAGCTCCTACGCGTTCATCGCCCGGATGACGTTGTTGATGGTCACGGCGCCGGCCTTGTAGCACTCGGACGCGATCTTGTGGGTCTCGTTCATCGCGTCCTGGTACCCACGGCCGAACTCGTCGTTTGCTTGCTTGACGAGCGCGTCCCAGGTCTGCCGGTAACCGAGGTCCACCGCCTCTTTCACGAGGTCGGGGTTCTCGGAGGCGAACTTCTGGAACGCGGGGTCGTTCACCGCGGCGGTCTTGATGGCGTGCAGCGCGGGGTCGATCAGCGTGGGCTGTCCCTGAGCCGCCGCGACTGCGGCAGTCTTCACCGCCGGGGCCACCTGCTCGGCTGCTGCTTCGTATTGCGCCATGCGTGCCATGAAGCCATCGCACATCGCGGCGCCATACAGGGAAGCTTGCTTGCTGAGCGCATCTTCCTCTGCTGCCGTCAGGTCCTCGGCCAGCTTCAGAAGCCCCTCGGCGGGGTTTGGACCCGCGACGGAAGCTGTCTTCGTGGTGGTCGGCGCTGCGGCCAGCGTCTCGCGCAACGCCGTGCGCAGAGACTCGGTGCTGGTCGTCGGCGTCTTCGGCTCTGTCGAAGCCGTCTTGATGCCACCCTGTTCAGCAGCCCGGCTCTCGTTCAGACGTTGCATGATCTTTCCGATTTCCATGTTGACCTCTTCGCGGTTCCAGGCAATTTCCATCCAATAATAGGGTGGATGTCCTGGGAACACAAGTGAGTTTCAGGTGATGTCCCACGCCAAGGTTCCTACAACCTCGGCCAGTTTTTCCAGGTCCAGACGCTCCTCGGTGATGCCGTTTGACGCTACCTTGTCTTCGGCATCCACCAGACGTGCCAGTGTCAAGTCAGGGTGGTAGAGGCCAAAGCTCGAAAGCTTCTTCATGAAGTAATGAATCGGGTTGTGTTCACGTACGTGTCGTGCGACTCGACGGAGGGTAGATGATCCGTTCTTGGTGATACCGTAGTCCAACCCGAGCGTGTTCACCGTGTTCAAGAGATGGCTCTGCTTCTCCTGGAATTCGGTCAGATAGGGCACCTTCTCACCACTGGTCGTGGTGTATTCGGCGTCAGGCTGGAACGCACCGTGGCCGAAGACGAGCCCGCTGGCCGCGACAGGAAGTCCGAGTAACCGCGCGTTGCCAGGTAGGGCAGTCATCATCTTGTACCCACCACCCAGAAGCGCAGCACTACCGACGAGCCGGCGAAGCTTTGCCTTTGCAAGTTCATCTTCAGCTGCTTCAGCCGCGCCGTGTGTGGTCTGATAGGTACGTCCCGAATCAGGGTCTTGCACCTCGAGTACATTCGATTTGGGTGTGTCTTCTTGTTTGTAGTAATCCGGTGTCAAACGTCGACGGAGATAGTTCGAGATCGTGGACCGCTTCTCGAGCATGGGTGCGATGGTTTTTTGGATCAGTTCCTGTTGTTGCGGTTCTTCGACGGTCAGTGTTCCCATGAGGTCATTCAGCAACGAGGGTTGTTTGCTGAACATGTCGAAGAATTCACCCTGGAGCGCAGTCAGGTTGTCGAGTACCGCAGGCGGTACTTGAGCACCGGGCATCGCTTTTTCGATGAAGAGCTTGATGAACTCAGGCGTGGTTAGAATGATGCCTGCCCGGGAAAGCGCGGCAAGGGTATCAGGCAAAGGATGTGCAGACAGCGCACGCAGGTCTTCGTTTCCTAGTTGAGGTGTTGCATTGACCACGCTGGGCAACGACGACTGGCAGTACTGTTGAATGAGTCCAGCTTCGGGAAGTTCAGACTGAACTACCGCAGCGGGGTATCCGCGTACCACTTTGTCGATGACCGCGAGCTTTTTGACTGCTGCGGCTTTTGCGTTGAGGTCATCCACAAGGTCTCCCATTGCGCTCGAATCAAAACCTTGTAGCTCGTATGCCGTAGCGACTTTTTTGAGCATGAAGCCCGTGCGGTCTGCCGGGCGAAACACCCACGAGCTATCGAAGAACTTGGGCGCAGGGTTGAGTGCGCCATAGCGCATCCCTGTGGGTGTCAGTTGACCCATCGTCCATTTGAGATGGTCACAGTAGTGCTTGCGGGTAGGTGCTTGATGGCCACATTCGGTGCAGACGTCGAACTTGATACGGCAGCCCATGCTCTTAGCCGGGAACTGTCCATCTCCGATCTGTTCGACGAGATCAGGTGCTTTGTCGTTCTCGATGTCTTCGAGCACCTCGATACGGTGCATGAAAGGATTCCAGAACGCTTTGAGGATACGTCCGATGCGCTTTGCGGGGTCTTTGTTGACGTGGTGTCGAAAGACGTTGCCCTGTTCGTAGCTTTGATGATGGTACTGAACACATTCGTCAGGCAGGATCCAGGCGTCCCGTTTGTTACCACAGCAACCGCATTTCGGTTTGATGCCTACCTTGTAAGGTTGCTCGGGGAAGCCGTCGCCATTGCGGTTCAGACCATACCACTCGAAGCTACCGAGACCGATGACGAGGACGATGGTGCGACCGGGAACAGGTTGTACGCTTTGGATGTAGTCGAGCGCGGGACTTGAACTCGCTTCTTTCGAGAGCGGTTCGTAGCACGCTTTACCGCGTACACTCCAGAGAAGAACCGGTTGAACGGTGGGTTCTCCCGTGGGGAAACGCTCATCGAGCAGGATGATTTTTTGACGATCCATCATGCCTCTGACTATGGCAGCAGTTGCCTGAGGATGTCGATACCGTGTTCTGCGTTGAG